CCAATGGAATTGGACTATTCAGCCAAGTCTCATTTTGGCACTTTTCGCAACGATACTCTTTCAATCCTTCTTCTAAGAGCCTGTTGCGAAGAGTTCCATTACTGACTCTTTTGTTAGCATCAGAAAATACTAAATATGTCTCAATTGGTTTTTTTAGAGGCGATACTTTGTTTTTACATGCAGACTGACCTAGGAAATGAGCATGTGATATACCCCACGCATCACAATCCTTGTAAAACCAGCGGTATGTATCTCCATTTATCGGGAGACTAAGCTTGGTTGCTACTTCACGAATTGAAACACTTGAAGCAACAGCCTGAGTCAATTGCTCCTTGGTATACCTTTTCTTTCTCATAAAGTAAGTATACCAAGGAACAATTGTTTTACCACTCAAGACAGATAGGTATACCAATTCCCTTCACACGCACAGACCATCTTAGTCTACCACAACCTCATAGGAAACGCCAGGGTTAAACCTGTAAGTTATTCCACTAATCTCAATGACAAGGCTGTCGTCACTGTTCTTACGCTTCACGGTGCCAATATCATTGACCCGAACCCTATCCCCCACCTGAGGACCTTCAAGGTTAGACACAAGATTAAGCTCTTTCTCGGTAAAACCATAACTCTCTCTTGGGTTTTCGTTGTCCCTATCGCGATAAGGAAATTTCACGATGTATGAATACATGTCGCATTCATTAATTTCAGCGATCTTGCCAACAACGCCGATAATGTTCCTATATCCATTGTAATTTTCGTTGACGACGACAATATCACCAACATTGAACTTATTCATTAACAATCCTTTCTCCAAGGGGAATAATTCCCAACTTGAGATACTTCTGAAACGTTGAACCAATCGAAAACGACCCGGCAAGGATGCCAAAGTCAAATGTCTTTACAGGAGAATAGAGGTACTCATTGCCATTCGCAAATGAAACCCTCATCTCCCCAATATTCTCATCACGAGCCTTGAACGACAACTCTGTGATGTTGCTACTATCGTTGACCGTAACAATACGGTCCCAAACAGGCTCACTTAGTTTGATGCGTTTCATCCTTTACATACCTTTTCGTGTCGAAAATCGGGGGAAGCTTATCAACTAACAATCCGTGAAAGTTTGCATAACACGTCTTGTTGCAGAATGGACCAGAACTGTCATAGAAATACTGATCCTTCTTCGAAGAAAAGCATTCGATACAAGTTCCATACCGAACAGGATCAGTCTCTAGAACAATCCTATCCTTCATCTGAAGTGTCATACACGGCAACCTGACCAGTAATGTCTTCCGCCTCAGTGATCAGATAATCGAACTTGTACTTCATATCAAGCCAGTTCGCAATCTCATCACAAACCTTGTCTGCATCATCAGGAGAAACATCAAGAAATACAAACCTGACTTCTGTAACCTTAGTATCAGTCTTAATCTGCATCAGTCTCTTCCATCCTCAATTGCGGCCCTTATCTCACGACGAAGTTCGGTCAAGCCACGTAAACCGTCATCAGAAATCTCGATGTAATCCTTAACCAATTCCCTGCACGACCTCTTGGCGAGAGTAATATCGGCTTCAAAAAGGAGAGCATACGTACCATGCTTGTCTACAGTCAAGATAGTACCTATGCTGTCGGGGGTTGAAACAACGACAGTTCTTACTGTCGCCTTCGGGCCACCAGTCTTAGACACTACCCGATCACCAATACTGAACTTTCTCACTTCTGCCCCTTTACGCCCATCACATACTCACGACCACCGAGCGCATTCGAAATCGCACGGTAACGGGAGAAAGCCTCAGCATAAGGCTTCTCCAAGGCAGGAGAAGTTCCCTTGCCCATCTTGTCTCCAATAGACTTAAGCTCTCGCTTAGCCTTCTCCAAATCTTCCTCAGTGTACTTACTCACTCCTTCTCCTTCAATTGTTTTGCAAACTCCTCTAGAGCACTGATTGACTTCATGTATTTCACATGCCCCCCTTGTATGTGTCTAGCATCGTACCATTCAAGAACAATTTCTTCTAGAGAGGAAGGAACAAGTTCCAAAGTTTTTTCATTCCAATGATCATAAACGATATTATTGGGGTTCTCGTTTGGAACAAATTCTAGAACAATTCGTCCACGACTATCTGGTTCAGCAATACGCACGATGGCTGAAGAGAAGCAAATCCAACCATTCTTGCTCTGAACCTTGTCTCCAACATTGAACTTAGCCATTAGTCAACAGACTCCTTCCTCTTTCCAGAAGGTTTCTTCTTGCATTCATATATACACCGGGATCAAAACTATCACTCTCAAAATCATCGAATGATCTAGTCCAATCCATAACAAGACTTTCAAGAGTTGGTGGAGTCAATTCGAGGCTATCCTCTTGATAAAGAGCATACTCCTTCTTGTCGTTGCCCAAAAAGGTTAGCTTGACAACAATCAACCCATGATCATCAGGCTCAGCGGCGATTACCTCTGCACCCCTATAAGTAATCCAGCCACCAGCAAGTGGCTGAACCTCGTCTCCAATTTTAAACTTACCCATTCATCATCCTTTCATAACAATAGTCACCAACATTAGACATTGATTCTGCAAACCTCTCAGCGTTCTGAGAGAAATGGGCCGACCAGAAAGCAATCTCGTTCATGACGTTGAGAGCAACAAGCCACTTAAACTGTCTCATCATCTCTTGCCAACACCTCTCTGAGCTTAGCATTCTCTCTGTGTTTTGCCAATCGTTTCTCATACTTCTTACCCCTCGAATCGTGAGCATTAGCACAATCGCATCTCCCGATTCTACAAACCTGCGTCTTCTTTCCAAGCATTCTCATAAACGATCCTTTCTATCACTCAAATGAATGATCTTCCAAGAATCCTGAAAGGTATTGTGACAATCAAGCCCTTCGACCCTTACAGAATGACCATCAAGCTGGAACCTGTCATCCATGTACCTCAGATGCCAATGACCATGAAAAACATAATCAGGAGAAGTGACAACAACAATCTCATGAAGCCTCTCACGATTAAGCTTGGTCTGATCATCAAACTTCATGTTGAACATCTTACCGGCCGAATACATATACGTACCGATATCAACATGGGCAGGAGCATCATGCGAGAGAAGAACATCAACCTTGCCACCATCAATAGCAAGCTTAACGTCATCCTCAGTGATCATCTCAGTAGGCCACCAACTCTTACCCTCAATCCTGCGATCCTTGTCAACAGAATAAGCACCACCGACACTCAGAAAGCTGACACCATTCCAAGTCCATCGGTGCCCACGGGGCGAATAGAGAATGTTATCTCTTACGATAACAAACCCCTCATCGTCGGTATCGGTGTACCTCTCCCAAAGAAGAGGATGATTCTCATGATTTCCATCAAGGAAATAACAAGTCAACCCCTCATACCTAAGCATACGAGAAAGCTTATGAAGATACCTGTCATCCATATGCTCCCAATAACCAAAGTCACCAAGAACAAAGATTCTCTTAACAGGAACCTTGATGGCCTGACCGATAAGGTACTGCCAATGCATCAATTGTCCGTGCGTGTCACCAGCTAACATTAGCTTCATGATTGCCTGTACCTTTCCTTTCTCTAAATTACGATAAGCCTATCTGGCTTGACTGTCTTTGTTGCCTTTTGCCAGCCGTGCAATCTTTCATCATCAGGAAGAACCTGAGCTGTCTTTTGCGTTACACTAACAATAGTGCCATGTGTCAAATACGTGCCACCATTGCTGGTTCTCTTGTACATGAATACAACTCGGCAGCCAGGTTTGATTTCTTTCTGGTTGATGTCGTATAACATAATCAGCCCGTAAAGTTTGGCTCCTGCACAATCACAGGAGTTGCCGGGATGGGATAATCCGGACCATATTGTGCATTTGCATCACTAGCTCTTGAGACAGTGATTAAAAACAACCCTAGCGCAATCAATAGCGCTGCCAAAAGATACCTTGTACTTGTTCTCATAACCTTACCTTTCTTTTATCAAGTGCCCGCCCTGGGATTCGAACCCAAACTGTAGGGATTTGGTGCGGGCGACAGGAGTCGAACCTGCATGCCGAAGCAAATGGGCTTAAACCATTCGTGTCTACCGTTTCACCACGCCCGCTCGATTTATATTTTTTCCTCTATATGTTTCTGTTTGTGCATGACAGTTAGGACATAAAAGACATAAGTTGTCAATCCTATTATCATTGTTTATTCCGTTGATATGCTCTAATTCAAGAGCTATATCTTGTCCATTCCAAGTTGTTAACTTGCATTTTGAGCAACGCTTCTCAAAAATTTCATGCTTTAATAGCAAGTTTTTTAACTTGTAACTGCCTATTTTGCTTCCGTTAGTAAGCCACTCATCAAGCGAACGCCCCCTTTTTCCTTGTGGATAAGTTTTATTTTTGCTCCATCCTTGACCAAGGAAATGATCAGTGTCTAGGCCGCAATCAATTATTGCTTGCTTAATTGTTTTGTAGTTTCCACCTGCCGGAACAAGATTCAACTTCCTCAACACTTGAGCTATTGACTGCGACCCAGACACTGCTTCTTCTAAATCACTTTCTGTCCATCGTTTTTTAGTCATAACAATAGTATACCAGAAAGCGTTTTAAAAGTCCCCTCTCTCTACCAATTGGAGTACACGGGCAATCCTTCTAGTCTATCAGACTATAGAACCAATCAATTGTCCTTTAGAACCTCTAGCAGATCAAGATACAATCTGTTTGATGTCTCGTAACTCTTAGAGAATTTAATAATCTCATCCCTAAATGGATGAATACTTGCCGTCTTTCCCAAGTCATTCATGCTGGCGATGGTTCTACCATAAAGATTGTATGGACCATACGCAGCCATCAAAAGGAGAATCATCTCTTCTCGATTAAGAGTAACGGTATACTCAATTTCCCTACTTGTCTTATCAATTAGTCTCATTACTTAACCTCTCAACTCTGAAACATTAACACCATTAACAATGGTGTATCCAGCATCCTCAACAACATCAAGAATTTCGTCGGGAATCTCATCCTCATTCATGAAGTTGACAACCTCAATCTCAAACGAGACAGTGAATCTCGGAGGTGAGACATAACCGTTCTGAACGAGGAACCTTTCAACATCTTCCTCATCGAAATCAGGATAGGCACGAAGCTCACTGATAAACTTATTCTTAACCTCCCTAACACGCTTGACTAGAGCTACCTTGTGATCGTATTCGCTAATCATTTCATCTCCTAAAAGTAGTTTCTCTATGATGCTTCTTGTCATGCTCATCGTGCCATCTGTTCCAGAAATATCCAAACGGCTTTGCCAGAGCAAGACCAATAACAATATCTGTCGTCAACTCAAACAACCAGTGTGCGGGGTCTTTGAGAAGAGAGATATACTCACTAATCCAAGGTCCGCCTTCACTTGCAATTACATGAATCATCCGTACACCCATTCTCCAAAGACAGCAAACTGAATCATACCGTCAGCATCATCAGCATCATAATCACCGGTGTCAGGATCAAAATACTTTGCGGGAGTCGTACCCCTGAGATTGCAGAACATCTTGATACCGTTAAGAAGACCGGGGAGCGTTAGGGCAACCCTGTTACCATCCTCGGCCTCTTCAAGAAGAAGGATACCGTTATTAGGAATCACATCATATGTAGAAGCAATAGGATCACAATCACCATAATCCTCAACGGAAGCTGCACTACACCAATAGTTGATACCTCCCTCAAAAGCGGTGATGATAAGATCACGGATATTCTCATCCGTAAGCTGGAACTTATAGGTCAATTCAATTTCATGAGTCATCAGATCAACCCCGCATATTCGAACTTAGTAAGATATTCAATCATCTTTTTAGCTGTCTCCTTATTGTCTTTAATTAAACCCATTGCACGATTGCATGAGCCACAGAGCAGTCCCCGAATGCACATTCCGCAGGATTTTCTTCCAGAACAGCAAGCGTGGTCATGATCAACATGAAGATCATATGTTAAATCATATTGAGGTATTCGAAATCTTCGATCATTGCAGCAGCACCATCAATGTCATCGCCAAGCATATCGTAGAGAGCGTTAAGCTTCATACCACGATCAGCATCAATAACATTGTTGCAGGACCAACCGAGTGCAGCACAACCATTCTTGCGGAAAGCTGCACTTACCTCGTCAAACGTCTTGTTCTGCTCATCTGCAACGTCATGAAACTCATAAACGTCTACTCCTTCGTTGCACTTTTTACAGTAGATATCCATTGAATCGCTCTTTCCAGTAGGTGAATATCATCATTTAAATGACCGATTGCAACATTGCAATTGTGGCATAATAGCCCACGCACTACGCCAGTTGAATGATCATGATCAACAAACGCTTCTCGTTTGGTTTTTCCGTTAATTTCAGTGTTGAGCTTTTTGTCACAAATGCCACAACAAGAATTTTGTCTTGCAACAATTTTCTCATAATCATCTTCAGATAGACCATAAGTCCTTTTCATATGAGAAAACGCCACTGAGCGTCTTACTTTTTCTCTACGCTCAGGTCTAGCTTCATATCTTGCTTTTTCATATAAGCCCTTGCATGGCTTACATATGTAATATGGGCGATACCCAACCTTGTCTCCCCAAGTTTTTTTGATCCTTGGAAAATCATCTATAGGTTTTTCAATTTCACAATGAGCACATTTCTTCATGTGCTCATTGTATCATGAAAATCTTAACTTAGCAAGGCTCTTTCATCAACAGGTTCGTTACACTTGCTACAGTATACGTCCATAATGAACTCCCTAAACTAGTGGCTCAAGGCCGGGATCGGTTACACGAATAACAAACAGACCAAGCGATTCCCACATCTTGATTACTTGCTCCCTGTCATCAACAACAAAGCTTACATCAAATGGTCCGTTGATGTTATTGATATGAGCATCATAAAGCTCTCGCTTTACAACATCATCAGCCCGATAATCACCACTCTGTCGCATCAGAAGAGAAAATGAAATTGGGGTCTTTGGATTGTCATCCATGAAGGGATCAATCACATGATCAAAAAGCCAGTCAGTAGTTTCCTTCCTGAAATCATTTGATCTGCCAGAAGTGAAGAAAACGACATGATCCTCCATCCAGGCATTCCATACGATATCTCTAACCCCCGGAACAACACGATCATAGACCATGTTGAAGTTAAAATTCTTCCAATCCTTCTTCTTGCCGGTTACAAAATGACGTCGATGCTCACAAGAAGTGAGCGTTCCATCAAGATCAACAATGATTGCTCTAGGATTCATTCTCTTCCTTCTCTAGAATTGGATAGTTGTCAATAACAGTCTTCCATTGTTCAAGAACACGACCCCACTCATCAAGAAGCCTCTTCTTCTTAAAGAGCCTCCACCACGGAGCAACTTCAAACTTTCGCCTTGCTACAATGGCTTCTCTCTCTGCTGCATCCATACTAGCAATCCATCGCTTCACTTTAATCTCGTTAATGGTCATCTTTCACTCCCTCTGTAGTAGGCTTAAGCCACATATCCCTGAAAATAGCAACCACCATCTTAGGTGAGCAGTAATGATTCAGATACCACAAAGTATATGCAGTATCAGAAGCAAAGCACTTTTCCATTTCAACCCTGCGACGATCAACAGAAAGCTCGCCCATCTTCTCAACAAAATGATCATCAGTCATTGTTGCGATAATCTCAGGATCAATGAAAAAGCCCTTGGTGATAGAAAATCGAATAGCCCTCAGAATTCTCAGAGTGTCCTCATTGAATCTATCCTCAGCATTACCGACGGTACGCAAGATATTTCTTGCAAGATCATCCCTTCCGCCAAAAAGATCAATAACTTCATCAATTGATCCACCGGCAGGGATAGCCATTGCATTCACCGTAAAGTCACGGCGAGAAAGATCATCAAAAAGAGAACCGGGAGTCACATCTTCTGGTCTACGACCATCAACGTACTCACCATCCTTTCGGCACATAACGAAATCCGTGGCCATCTTTTTGATTCCGGTAATCTCACCAGTGATATCAAGAGCACGAATTGTAAGATACTCAGGAGTCTCTACGAAAATCTTACCACCACGCTCAACGATGGCATCACGCATCTCATCGAAAGAATCACACTCAACTGCGTAATCGTAATCCTTGACCGGAAGACCAAGAAGCATGTCACGAACAGCCCCACCAACAAGATAAAAGTTAGCCATTCTTCAATACCCTCAACATTTCCTGCGTAGTATTTCTGTGACAATAAATGATAATGCCACCATCGTCTTCGCTCACAATTCCAACAAGTTCATCATTGATGGCCCACTTCAAAAGATCAAAAATGTTATCACCATCAAGCTCAAGCTCCCAAAAATTATCTTCTTCGTCAGCCATTTGTGCTCCTAACAACAATACAGGTATACGGATCGGGATCATCAAAAGCAGTCATAGCCTCAAAGAGAACACAATCAGCATTCTCAGGGCCATCGGCATTTAGATCAATAACAATCGGGGTGTCGTCGGAATAGTTCGAAAGAAATTCAATTACTTCACCGACACGAAGAGTCATCTTTACATTTCCATGAGGATCAGGAATCCTGATAAAAGAGTCACCATGTCGCTCAACAGAATAGAAACCATGAATCTGATCAAATGGATAACGATCATCCTTGCGAGGAATCCAAGCACTCTCGTCAATGTCTAGCATTGTTATCTCTTTCTGGTTGTCTTATATTAAGCCCCCTACCGAGGAGTCGAACCTCGCACTTCAACGTTAGAAGCGTCGAATGGGCATCCGGCCCGTAGGGGAAAACTATATTTGTGACGCATAGGAGAATCGAACTCCTATCTAAAGCTTGAGAAGCTCTTGTGTTAACCGTTACACCAATGCGCCGAAACCACCCCCCGAAATATTGTATCCAAGTCTTTCTTTCAGGGATGCCAGGTTGACAAATGTCATTTCATTGGACCCGGCTTGTATTCGATTTTTATTGCTTAGAAAGCTTTACGATGGCCCTTTTCAAAGCTTCACGCTCAGCCAATGATCTAAAGAAATAGATTGGGTCTTTTCTTTCTTCCCATTCAATTATGCTACGACGGCAAGTTATTGGCAGGGCATACGGGTTTCGATCCCGTGACTTGAGGGTGAAAACCTCAGATGTTCCCATTACACCAATGCCCCTTGATTGCTTACTTGCTACTTTTGTTTCCAAAAGTCTCTGTTTGCGGCCTTGTACTTCAATTATATCATCAGTCGGCGGGAGTCACACCATTACGCATGTCCTTCTGCCTCTGATATTCAACACCCTGCCAAAACCAGTTGCCCAACCCCCAAGGAATATGAGGAATCGGAGGATCATATTCTGTATGGCCCCATCTCTGCCCGCAAATCTCATTACCATCTTTATCAAATTCATATGCACAAATTGCCATCTTACTCTCCAATCTCCCAAATCCAATCCCTAGCAGACTCAAAAGTGGCAAACTCACCCAAATGAGTGCCATCGGCGGTGCGAATGTCAACCTCATCATCATACATTAGGACAGCTTCACGAACAGTAAAGCGCTTCGGAAGGTTAGTATCACCACAATCATAATCGGCGGTAATGAAATACCTTCCGTTGTAGACCTCATCGAACACCTCAGTTCCAAAGAAGATCATTTCATCTTCTCCGAACCAAGTGTTGCCTTCACGCTCACACTGTTCTTTGATTTCATCAATAGAATTGAACCACATTAGGCACCCCATCCACAACTAGTTTGTCCACAACTGCAAACATCTCCATCTAAAAAGTGAATTGCAGATTCGTCAAAATAAAAGCTACGATCATCTCCAACCATGATGCATTCGAAAGGGCCATCATTGCTTTCGACCCATTCGCCACTGTCGTAATCATAGTCAACATATTCTTCTCCATCTTCATCATAGAAAATAAACTCACTTGGCTCCCAAATCTTCTCTCGACCGTAGATTCGCCACGCCACACCATCATAACCATCAACAGTAACAAGCTGTCCCGACTGGAACATCAAATTCTCCAATCCTCAGTTGAATCCTCATGCTCAGTGCCACAAACAGGACATTCCCACCACTCATAGTTGTAATCGTATTGAGTGTCTACATCACCCTCGAAAGGACAATCTCCATAAACAAAGAGAGTCTGATCGGCGGCTGCCAGAAGCAGATGATAGATGTTCCTGGCACGATAGTTTGAAAGCGTAACCTTTGAGGAATAATCTCGACCCTTAACAGCATCAAAATCAATCTCGTTGAGAAGTTCCTTTGCTCTATCTGAAACCCAGGGATCAGCAATATTCAGAGGAACACCTTCGGCCCCGCAAACCTTCTTGACAGTTCGCTCAGGATAACCAGCAATCTGAAACTCATTGCCGGTAACGCCAGCCGGATAGTTAGACATCGTTAATCATCACAAATGTCGGGAGCATGATCATTGAACCACTGCTGCAAACCATCAAACGTTGGATCATTCTCCAACGCATCAGCAATCTGAGCAAACGAATACCCTTGATCATTTTTCATACCAAGAATATACGAGATGCTGTATGGAGTAGTGCTTTCGATGTTAGCATCAAGAATGACACCATCCTCCTTAAGCTTCTTTGCAACAACAGGAGAGACATCGGTGGTGGCAGTATCACCATTCTCGCACATATCAAGAAGCCATGCAGGATCAAACAGTGAACAGGCAACACCAAGACAACAATAAGCAGTTCTATCAATAGGGTTATCATCTTCATCAAATACCCAATCAACCATCAGATGCTCTGATGTCTGATTGTAATCACCACTGCGAAGTGCGTCAATCCACGTCTGAAGATTACTCATGTTCTTTTCCCTCCTTGATAAGCTTCTCATGCTTATCAATATTTGCATCGACTTGATAGAACGTAGTTCCACTCGGGTTAGCAAAGTATTCCTTCACAACCCCGATGTTTTCTTTGCCTTCACCATACTCAAAGACTCTGGTGTACCAGTTGCTGAATGCAACACCAGTTTCTCGTTCCATGATCTTTTTCGCACGCCTAGCGGCTTCCTCAACGGTAGCCGCCTCTGTGATTTCGATAGGCATTCGGAACTCTACAACAAAATACTTTTTACTTGCCATTACACTCCATGAACTAAGACCCATACGATGATGGGAATCCAAATCATCCCGCAAGTCGCTACCGTCAACAATGCAAGAATAGCAACGACAATCAGAATCACAAGCAGAATACGAAGAACATCAAACATTCTGCATCGACTGCAACTGAAGAAGGAGCTTACCGATACGACGATCTGCAACTCTACGGAACTGCCTATCTTCGTCGGTGAGTCCAGTCTCAATGTGATCCACTTCATGAACAATTGTACCAACAAGAGTCACAGGATCATACAGAATGCTGTAGTTGAGATAAACGCTTCGCTCCCTGACGTTTGCGACACCATCAATACCGTTCTGCTCAGCAGAAGGATTGAAGAAACGCCATTCATCAACCTGATCAATGTTGACAGCAGCAGCAGCAACCTTCAAGGCATTATTAAAGACACCTTGATCACCGCTGGAAAGATCAACAAACTGATACTCAGCTTCATCACCAAGCAACTGCAATGCTGTCTTGACAAGACCGCTGCTAGTCACAGCATGAACAATGATTGAAGAACCAACCTGCACAGGCTTCTTGTTGTGAAGCCTAATAAGAGGCTCAAGAGCAACGCTGCCAGAATCAAGAGGAATGGCATCAGGACCATACTTCTCAATCCATACATTCGCCCACTGCTCATTGTAGGTCGTATACGTGTAGTAATACGAAGGCATGGTGAATTCCATATGCGATTCGTTCATGGCATCAATATACTTGCCAATCAGAATCTTGTCATCAATGGCAGCAAGAATGTTATCAACCTTACCCCAAATCGAAGACTCATTACGAACACGACGCTCTTCGTTCAAAACGACATCATTGAGTTCGTAATCAAACAAAGCGGGAGCGGTTTCGTCATCCCACTCATGAACAAGAACACCCTTGTAGTAAAAACGACCAGTCGCATCATAAGGCTCAAGAATTCTGCCAATTCTGGTCCTGAACTTTACCTTACGATCAAAGATGAAATACTTCTCAATCTCATCAATGATAGCGAGCACTTCAGGAGACTGCGAAATGTAAACAGCGAACACACCAGGCTCATGCACAATCTCATCAACAAGATCAATGCTGAACTCTGCACCAAACTCGGTGTGAGCGTCGAGAGCGTTAGAGAACGCCTCTCGGAAAATCTGAAACTCGTCGTCCCACGAAAGAACACCGGCGTCGATAGTGAAAGAAGATTCACGCACATCATCGCCATAATCAAAGCCGATGACCTGCAAGCCATCCTGCTCTACAACAACATACTCCATCTGATAATCACCACGATCATCAGAGCCAACATTTACCCAACGCCAACCACGACGCAAAGCGGCAATCGGAGCGAACTTTGAACCGCTGCCAAATTGACCAATCGTATTCTCATCATCACGCTTGGTAGAAACGCCCAACTTCTCAAGGAAAAGACGATTCACATTCTCAGTCTTGTTGCTGATCCTAATGAACATAACTTTCTCACATCGCTTTCTCAGATTAGCGTGGCCCCAACGAGAACCATGTTAGCAGGGATCGGGGTGCGGCGCAAATCCGTTGGTTTGTTTTCCGGCTCTGTTTTCCGGACCATCGGTGCGGGAATAAAAGTACCTGGCAAATTGCGGCACCCTAATTTGACATCAACCTTGATGGAATTTGAATGTGTCCTAGAAAACAAAACTATCCGTCGTTACAGAAATCATTGCTGTTAATCCAAATGGATATGTCCAACCAGAAACCCTACGCAATTTAAATTGAATGTTGTTATTCGTATAGAAAACATCTTCAACAACATGAAGTCCCTTAACGTAATAGATCATCTCGCCAATTCGAATATTTTGTGCTTCCTTCCACCACAGGTCATGAACAATATTCTTATCATCTATGAACTGATCAAAAAAATCTCCTTGACCGCTAGAAGACATACGAACCTACCTCAACATGAACCATAATATGACCATAAAGCCAATCTTTCCGTGCACCAAGATCATATTCGATGCTCAATCTTGAGCATCCAGTATCTCCACAGATACACTTATCAACACTGAAGACGGTTTTATAACTGTCATGAGCAGCGTCGTAAACCCTTTCGCCCTTCACTAGACAACCAGCAGGCTTCAGCCAGCATTCTATGCGTGGGTGTTTATTCGAAGACATATGACTCAACCCTTACCGGCACATTTAGCCAGCTAGGATACCAAATCTCTGATCCTGACTTCATTGTGACAATCACTGATTTACATGCATTTCTTCCACAAGGACAATCTCTGACGGAATCGACACGACCATCTTCGTCGGGACCAAGATAGTCATCATCATCAATTACATCGCCACCCTTAATATCCTCGAACCGCTTTATCCAAACCTCATTATCATTAGAAGACATAAGAATCAACCCTTACCTTGAACCAGAACTCTGGAACAGCAAGAATACCATCATCCCTTATCCAGCCATTAGGGTCAGGGGTGAGCCATATTGATCTGGTGCCGTTACCGAGTGGCGTATTGTGCGTGATAAAGCGCCAATCCTTACCGTGCAGTATACACTCACCGGGCCGCAAGTCTGAGGCTCTCTTAGGCCAATATTCTACCTGTTGCCCTTCCATGCTCGTCCTTTTCCACAAAGAAATTCGGCATCATAACATTCATCATTTTCTATAAATGGACATTATGAGGCCGAACTCTCATTCTTCTGATCTGTGCATTTCTCACATAGTCTGGTCTTCTTGAACAGCATTTTGACATGACCACATTCGCAACATGCACCAATCTTCAGATGCTTGTTACTTTCCAATTGGAGTCAACCCATACTTTACCTCATACCTCTTTCTATTTGCGTACCACTCATCAAAGGTTGAGTTGCAAAAACAATTAGCAGCCTTGCAAACACCCACGCCCTTTACAGAAATTAGAGCATCATAACTATCACGATAAGGAGCCTTTTCGGCAGCAACCTTCTTTGCGTGCTCACGCTCATGATCTGCCTGAGCAACTTCGGCAGCAACTCTCTTCTGAATATCCTTTACAAGCTTTTCAACTGCCCGACCATAGGCAATGCAGTATCCTAGCATAGGATCATTCTTATCATCAGGATGCTTACGGGCGGTGCCAACGTAATCATCTACTGGGCCAAGGCTATCGATCAACTCAACACGAACAACAGTAGTGCCATTGTCGTGAATATGATCAACAACAACAATTTCTTCATAAGTAAGATTGTAATCCATTTTTATCTCTTCTTTCTTGTCTATAAATAACGCAATGGCACAGGCGTACCGTTTACGGTACGCCTGTGCCATCACAACTTACTTAGCAGTCTTGGCCGATGCCTTAGTTGCAGGCTTTTCGGCAGCAGTCTCGGCAGGCTTCTCAGCATCCTCAGCGAAAGAATCCTTGAACTCTCTGTCAATGAAGTACAGATCGAAAACAGGGACAGTTTCACCGTCAACTTCTGACTCACCGGTCTGAGTAGAATGAATACTCACCTTCAGACCAATGCTCTGGCCCGCAGTACGAATTCTCTGCTGCAAAGCATTGAACTCATCCTTGCCGGTAATGCCAGGAATGCGAGAAGGCTTTCCTGTGCGAAGTGCGTTCTGAATTGCTAGACGCTCTTCTGAGACACGACCAGAGTTACGAGTAACCGCAGGAAGTCGATCAGCTTCTTCGATAATAAGAGCCATTTGTTTTATCTCCAATTTCTGTTTGTGTTTTGTGAGGCAGCGATCCTGCCCCATCCCGACACCTTCAGCATACCAGGTCGAGCGGTCAGTCCCGACGGCGAGGGGCGGAAATTTTGGAATTTTCCTAGTCACCCATGGTTTCAGGAATTGATTCCTCGACCGTATCGGCCAATTCTTGGAGGGCATCCTGTGCTGCCCTAAGTGCTCTCGTCATTGCCTTAATAGTAGCCCTCAGCATAATGATTTCTTCTGAAAGCTTTTCCATATGCGCTTTGTATTCACTTATCACATCGTCATAAGTTGGATTAACCATATTATCTCTTTCTTTTAAATAAGCTCTAGCCAGTCAGCTAGATCATCAGGAATTGGGTCAGCCTTCTTTGGCATGATACTGCTAATGATGATATCATCGTTGCCCATATCATCATAATACTCTTCGTCCCCGCCGATAATCTCAATGTCAACATCGGTATCAAGGATCAGATTATCCATGCACATATAGGTAGCGCCAGCAATTGAGTCTGCAAGGTCCTTTGATCCCTTAGTAGGGTGATCAACCTTTGTATTGTTGATAAGTCGAAGCTTCAAAAGCTCATCTTCAACAAGAAGCTCATTCCAATAACCACGAAATCTCTCATCGTAAATAGCTGTCGAAAGAGTATCGTAGTCTCGCTTCGCAACAGTATGCAAATCGGCATTGATATTCATCGAACGCAAACTCTGAATCATATCAGCAGACTGCCACTGGTCGAATGTAACCATGGCAACATCGAACATACGACATAGCTGAACGATAAGTTCGCGAATCTCCGACAGAGGAATTTCTTCATATGGGTTGGCCTGCCATGATTTGATGAAATCCATATTGATAATCGGAAGCTTCTCGACCCCCGTCAATGTCTTGATTTCTTTAAGTCCAGAACAATGAACAACACCAACAGAAGCACGGTCACGCTTTAGACCAAGGTCTGTATGAATGAATCTAATGTGTCCATCTTTCCCGCCAACAAACCACTCCTTAAAAGTACCATCCTCATTCAAAGGATCTTCCAATGAATTAAACGCCTTACGAACCGCAACAGGATTACGGAAGTACGCATCCTCCATCTCGGGAGGTTCGCACATAAATCTGGCACGACTTTGAATTGGATCACGACGAAACTCTTGGGCAAACTGTTCCTCAGTCTTGGTTGGGTTTACCTCCCAAGTTGAAGCCTTAAGTGCCCACGTCATCAACTCGGCATCTCTACCAGAATTTCCCTCTGCTGCCGGGCCAGGAGTCTCGCCAGAATTAATGATGTCATTAATAACAGAATTGTATCTCTGCTGGATGAAGTCATCCTTGAATCTCGGGAACGACAAAAGACTTACCTTGCCCCACTCAGGAAAACGAGAGGTAACAGAAGCCTTCGCCATGTTGTAAATCTGAGAAGCAGAACCCTTGTTTCTTACATCTCCCTTAAGCTCACTGTCTGTCTTGAAAGCAGAAATCTCGTCAAGAACAACCAGAAGGGTTTCATAACCCTCCCAACCTTCAGCCTCAGAGTGACCAGAGAACATTCGGACAGGCTTATTGAAGAAGAAAATCTCAGAGACTCTAGGCTCAAACATAGCAGTCTCTTGAAAGTAAGGTGAATTCATAAGCAGGTTCTTCAATGGGTCGAAGAACACCTGCTGTGCCTGCTTGGCGTTTACAGCCATGTTTACAAGGTCAATATACGTTCCGTGAGCCTTGTGGTAATACTCAATCGGATCACGCAAGCAATGCAGAAGATAAGCTGCATATGCCAATGAAATACGAGAGGTGTGATCCTTTCCAGAACCCTTTCCCAATTGGCAAACAATCTCTGTCTTTGTGTACTTGTCGTAGTACGCTTGCCCCTCTTCCTCACCAAACATTTCCTGCAAGGTCTTCAGCTTCAGAATCTGTGTTGAATACTTTACAATCTCAGTTTGAATCTTGGATAGCGGAGGCTGCCCAAGATAATGGCTATCCTCAACAAACTGATCAACAGATACAGGAATTGTTGTTAGATCATCCTTTGTAAGCAGAGCGTCAAAATCATCAAATGAAAGATTGGTACCAAAATAGTCACTCATTGTGTAAGCCTCCCAGCAACATACCTGAGAGGGTCATATTTGTGATACCTCTGAGGGATCATAAGATGCGTATAGAGAATCGTGGCCGTAGCAATAGTAGGCCACCTTTGGATGGGGTGATTAATTGCTCTTGAAAAAGCACTCGAAAGTGTTTCATGATGTGTCTTGATAGCCCACGCATCATAGGCTACAACATAAGACGCCAATACTACCCAACCCCACCCCGCACCTTTCATTCAGCCACAACCTCGGCATCCTCAAAGTTAAGATGATCTGCCGCATCCTCGGCAGAAGAGAATCCTTCGCCGCTTTCCTCCATCATAGCGAAAGCTTCCTTGAGCATTCCTCTAGCCTTAGTTCTGCAAGATTCACACTCAGAAATAACATCACGGATGATCTTTGAAAGCAAAAGGTTTACATTTTCAGCCTTCTGCATTCTAGCAATGTATTCACCATCAGAATTTGTACCACCCATAAGCTGATGAAGATTGGCCTTCTTCACACCAACATCTAGAGCTAGCTTCAATGCCTGAATTCTTGATCCAACCATCCCCGCCTCGGTTGCAATCTCAACAGTCTCCCAAGCCTCTTTAGAGATTTCATTCATCTCATCCAAAGCTTTCAGTGTGTTGAACTGAATTTCCTCAAGGAAATAAGGGTTGTCTTCACCAACCTGCTTTACGATATCAAGATACTCTTGAACATATGCCTTGGCTGTACGTGTGTCAATTTGCAACACTTCACCAATATCAACGTTTGTGTATCCTTTGATATGAAGCTTACCGGCCTCTTGAATGGCCTTGAACTTATCATATGTCGTTGGTGCTGCCACTTCAATAGATGTCATGTGTCTTCATTATACCTTGTTTTTCTTGAGTTCCACCGTCTGAATCTCTTTTCCGTCAGAAGTGTGCCCAATTAGTTCGATTTCTACTTCTTTTTCGTCAGAAGTCATGATTTCGCTCATTAGGTTGCTCTCAAAATCGCTTTTTATACGCTTAACTCTTTTCAAAAACTTCGCTCTTGCCTCATTAGGCTCACCGTCAAACTCTTCGACAAGCTTAGCGGTCATCGCTCTAATCTCAGCAATCAGAATAACAGCTATCTTCTGCAACTGTTCATCCGGCACTTGACCCATCATATATTTTGACAGCACCGATTTAACATTCTTGTAGCTTCCAAACTTCCCCAACTCATGCTCCATGAGCTTTAAGAACTCTTTAGGCTCTACTGCTTCTGTGTACTCTTCTTTTTCTATGTTCTTTTCTGCCATATCAGTTTACGCTACAAAAGTAATGCAGTGCTCGATAGATCCATCCACGATCCTCAATCGTCAGATCAACAAGCCTTTTATACTTGCAATCTTCACTACTCCACATTTTAAATTTGAAGCTGACTCCTTTTTCTTCTTCTGTTATCTCTGGTTTAACCCATCCCGTATGCAGCACCTTATCAACAGGAACAAGATAGTACGACTCATTATCCAAAACAATCTTCTGCAAAAAATTATTCGCAAACTCCAACATCTTATTGTAGAGGAACGGTGACTTCACCCACAGGTCCTGAAGATACTTATCATTGTTCGGTGGGTATGATAAATCTGCTATCATCGTGTCTTCTTTCTCATTCTGTTGCGTCTCTTCATGGCTTCCATCTGAGCTTTTGCCTGCGTCATACCTGCACTCTTTGGCTTGCTCTTTTTGATCATTGGGTTACGAACCTGCGTATTCGCCCCCATCTTTCTTCCCTTGCCACGAAACTTCAGAAGGTCAAACTTCTCAGCCCAATTGTACAGAGTCTGCGGTGTTGTCTTAATGTTATAATCTTTCTTCAGAAGCTCTGCAATATCCTTTAGGTTCATACGACGACGAACATAATGTTCAAGCATCCAGTTCTTATCTTTATATGGATAATATGTCATTTGATCACCTCATTTATAGCCCAATATGAAATGGCTATCGCATCAAGAATATCATAATCTTCAATTTCCTGAGTCTCAGGAATTATATCAGCCAAAAGCTTCTTGACCCTTACTTTCCTTTCAAGGTTCATAAACTTCTTGGCTTCCTTTTCACCCATCTTTGCAATCAAGGATTTCTTCTCTGCTGGCATGATCCTCTTGTATCCAAGCCATGACTTCCAAGTCATGGGCGGAACGTCGCTTACAGAGGCTCCTAGCGCCCTTGAAGCTTGCCATAGAGCACCTGTCAAATAGGCCAAAATGCGGGAAGTTTGAGGGTTCTGAATATAGATGCTCTGCTCTATCACAACATGATCAACGCCCTTCATCAACTCAAAGAACTTTTCCCATCCGACCATGATGACATTTTGCTTAGTCTCCATAACATTGGGCATGGGAAAGAGAAGCTTACCGGCATACAGCAGCTTCTCTTTCCCATTCTTTCTTTCCATCAAAGCAAAAGCCATAGAGTGAGATGCCGGATCAACCGCCAAGACTCTTACATTCTTCTTTAGCTTTCCTTTGGCCGTAGCCACAAGGCTCATATCAAATCAAATCCTTTTGCTTTGTCGTCATCCCAACCCCATTTTTTCAGTCTAGTTTGGAGTTCCATCCTTTTGTGCTGTTCGCACTTCGTTTCTTTATTGTATCTTGATAGACGTGTTGTGCATGATTCTATAGCGCAATATCTTACGTCTGACCTGACCTTACGAATCTCTTCTTTGTTATCGTAATACCTTTGCAGCACACGCTTGTTGGTGATTATCTGCCTACACTCAGGACTGCAATATTTTGCATTGTGTATCTTTTTCGAGAATGTTTTTTCGCATTCAGGATTTGAACAAGTCGCAATTTCATTCATAATTGACCCAAATGCTCTTCCATTACCCATCGGTGTTCAAATTTTGATACATAATCAATACATACTTTATGTTGTCTATTGGACAATGATATAGATGCATTGCCATGACGCAGCAGCCTAGCATAGTGCATAGGACACATATTTCTTGTATCTGATACCTTTTTGCAATCAGTGACAATGCATAATCTTTCCGACATTAGAACAGCTTTTCCCCCACAACCGTATCAGCCCAGCAATACGCATAAGCATCGCATCCCTGACACTTCTTTGTTGTTTGCTTGTGAGGACGAATCGACAAGATGTTGTTTTGATGTGCATCATAGATCACTCTCCATCTATCAAACAACTTGTCAATAAACTCCTGATTCTTCTCGACATGAAAAATCTTCAGTTGCTGATCATTCTTATTTTCGTATAGAACAAATCCGCTATCCCAGCCGCCAACCTCAAGATAAACCTGAAGCTGACGGTAGTGAGAGTCTGATGGCTTGTTGTAACTCAGTCGGTACTCAAACCCACGATCATTCGTGGACTTAACCTCAACAGGCTTTTCACCATCCCAATCGATCACAAAGTCAACGTAACCTGTAAGCGGGGGGTCAATATTCTTAATCTCTCGCTCTCTGTCAACAATGATGCCCAGCCTTCCGAGATAACCCTCAACCCTATCTTCCAAGCTATGACCCGTTTCAAAGATTCGATATGTTTGAGGGTGAAACTCTGTTCTTTGCTCAAACCCTCGCAATCTATATCCAAGATATCTAGCACAATCATTGTTCATTGATGCCGTAAAGCCACCACTCTGCTTCCACTGAACACTGTTTTGATCTTCTAAGGCACTATCGATAGCACGATGAAGTTCCTCGCCAAGCGCCTCATTTGATTCTGGCGTCACGGGAACAATATCATCATCTAGTGGAATGTTCTTAGCTGATTTTAGCGCTTTCATGTATTGATATCTACTGTGTAGTTAACTGTCATCGACAGATGATCCTTGACAGGAATGTCATACCTGTAACTATCTGACATAATCGAGATACTATTAAACTTGAGTTCATGTGTTGGATATCTATCAAACGGAATTGGATCACTTGCCCTCATGTATTTCAATGTCATGTGCGGAGTAAATCCGTGTTTTGGAATGTCCAATCTGACATCATAGTTCTTGAGTTCCCTGATGATCTTTCTCCTGATCTTAACCAGATCATTCAAATCAACACCGGCATAAAGAACATCTGGATCATCCTCGTTGACAAATCGTCCGAAGCCTGAAGTTCTTCCATCATAGATAATCTCATCATCGCTATAGTCTTGCTCCCTGACAAATGCAGAAACTGCCTTGATTGAATTACCAACGTCCATCGCTGTTGGATATTCTGAAACATAGACCAGTGTCAGATGAATCTCTTCTGGCTTTTCCCCGCCATGGATTGCCATCTTTCGTGCTGTATCCAGATCGGGATACATAGCTATCATTAAAGACATATTGTATTATACCTCATTATAGGTGCTTTGCCTCAATACGTCCCAAAAGCTTGAGCGTATTGATGTTTTCTTCTAGTGCTGAATACATCGAAAGAAGCTGGTTCTTTCTCTTTGTTGTTGTCATTGTCTTTGGCATCGTCTTGTATACCTGTGCAAATGTACCAAGCTTGGTTCTGTGGGCAGCAAGTTGTGCAGCAGCAATCAATGCATCACGACCAACAATCTGCTCAGGATGATCAATGATGTTTTGAACGGTACCCATAACAGAAAGAAAAGACATAGCCTCTTCAGGTCCAAGAACTTCGGCAATCTCAGCCACCGTCATTTCCTTATCTTTCTGAATTACATCATCCATTCTTAATTCTCTCCAATTCCATTTCGGCCTCCTGCAATTGCACAAGCCTTTCCCACCTGATAATTCCCAACTTGATTGGCATATCTTTAGATGACTTTACCTCTTTCGCATTAAGCGTCACAACAATTACAGGCGTATAATGCCCATCGTTCCATGCGTCCTTGGCGTGCTTGTTCCAGCTTGCTCTTGAAACTGAAAAGGAATTCGTATAGTCCTTATAGTCAATAAGAAAATCACCAAGAATTGCATCACCTTTGCGGATGCCCCGCCCGGAATTTTTCACCGGGCGGGCACCATCACGCTTTATCTCTCTACCTTCATCCATTCAAAGACTCAATCGTGTCGAGAATTACCTGTCTTTCGTCAGGATCAGAGATGACATTTACAAGATCAGCCTTGCGATAAGACTGCCCCTTGTACCCCAACCAACCCTTTTTGGAAGTATCGATAATGTCATATTGACCAGCAATGTCGATCAACTCTGCATCATTGTCGATTTCAGCAGTTGCAATATTGAAGCTGTATGTTCCGCCAGCGCCAGTAATAGCTGCCTGCTTTGACTTCGTGAAGTTCCACATAACTGTTCTATCGCTGATAGAACCGTCTTCATTCTTCTCCATCTCACCCTTAGCCCAACTACCATAAATCTTGATGATGTTTGTGCTGTAGTGATCAATAGCATTTCCATACTTACCCACCGTAGGTGAAGCCATGTTTCCAAGGTCCACCGTTTGCTGAGCAACAAAGATAACCATATGGTCAGTCGTTAGGTGACCATTCAGCTTCAGAGCAAGCTCGTTCTGGCTTCTGGCAAACAGAGCCATTCCGCCGTGCTTCTCGTCCTTGTCGAAGAAGTCAGAGCGCACAATACCATTGATAGAGTCAAAGAGAAACGTATACTTGTTTCCATTTCGCATAAGAGGAAGAATTTCTTTTTGGATGGCCTCTAGTTCGTTATAACCCTTTAGGTAAATGAACTGATCCTTTCCAACATCAAGCCCGCATCTTATCATGTGCGAAACAGGCATTGTCCCTTCTGTGTCAACCATCACTGGCTTATAGCCCTTCTTCTGAGCCTCGGCAAGAATCTTCAACGACATTGTGGTCTTGCCACCACCAGGATTACCCCAAAATGTGTGCATTCTATCTGTCCACAACCCGCCTCCTAGAAGTTGATTCCACTTCAATGAAGGCGTAGCAATGACATCAGGAACGGGCATCTCTAGCCCGTCAGTTATTTTAAGCAATTTTTTCTCCTTTGTATGAGAGTTTTATGGCGAACTCCCTAAACCGATACCCCATTCTACCTATGTTTTGCTTGAAAACAAAGGCATGGGGGCGTGCGGAATGCTTTTCAATTTGCAGTATCTCTCAGGGGAGATTGCCTTGTTGAGGGCTGTTCCGCCTCCCTTTGCTTCATTTACCTGTAGAATGACCCACTGAAATTGGTTGCTCAGTGTGTCCTTCGTGAAATTGTATGTTCCAGGGAAGATAACTGTCTTGAAGAACCCCTCGACAGGATTCCAGAAGTATGCATTCGCCATATCTTGCCCCTTCTTGGTCTTGAACACTGTGACGCTCAGCAGATACGCAATTGTCTTGTCAGACTCTAGATCGTAGCCTGTGTCGGCGTCGAACAGGAACCTATATTGATCGTTAATTCTGCCCGCCTTGAATGCATCCATGAAGCGGACAAACTTAGGACGAGAAACTTCTGCCTTGTCATATTCAATCGCATAATGCAAAGCTGAGTCACCTACCAGAGCAAGAATTGAATCACGCTTGCTGAAGTTCATATTTTGATCAGCAAAGACAGAAACGAATCCTGTATCATCCTCAATATCAACACGATAGTACCTATCGGTACGCTTCGTTTCCTTAACGACCCCTCGCACAACAAACAACTCTGAACTGTCACCAGCATCAAGCACGTCCTGACATGTTGAAAGAATATCGTCAAAAACTGACGGCCCATTGAGAAAGACAGGATAGTTCAATACTGGACCATAATAGCTCTTGGTATCATAGTCTGTTTCATGTCCAACTGACTCAAATGCGCCAATCTTCTCAAGGTTCTCAACAACGTTGGACTTCACTCTTGTCTTAGAGCAGGTATTAACGAACTGCTCGTATGACTGGAATGGGCGCTTATCAATGATTTCCTGCACTGCGTTCGGACCACAACCCATCACATTGCCAAGACCGAATCTAATCGTATTGCCTGACAGCGTAAATGTCTGCTCTGAAAGGTTTACGTCAGGAGGAAGAATGTCTACCCCCAGCTTTTGTGCCTCAAAGAGGTATGTTGTGATATTCGAAGTGTTTGACTCATTTGTCAAAAGTGCCCAAATGTATTCAGTTGGATAATGGAACTTGAGCCACGCTGTCTGATATGTCAGAAGAGAATAAGCAACAGAATGAGACTTGTTAAACATGTAGTCACAAGCCTTCAGAATGTCTGCCCACAGATCGTCAGCATCTTTCTGAGAAAGATTCTTGGTCGCCCCCTCCATAAAGGAATCCTTGTAAGGATCGAACTCAGAAGCATCAAGCTTCTTTGAGATGATCTTTCTGAATCTATCTGCCTTGCCCCATGAGAAGCCAGCTAGCTCCACAAGTGTTCTCATCAGTTGCTCTTCGAATACCCATGTTCCATATGTGTCACCAAGAATAGGCTCTAGAATTGGAGAAACATATGTAACCTTCGCTCCCTGCTTTCTTGCCTTATACTTAGCTCCCTGAGTTTCCCATGAGCCAGGGCGAATAAGTCCGTTAGCAACGATAAGGTCATTGAAAGTCTCAGCCTTAAGGTCCTTCAGGACATTCGTATATGCGATACCCTCTGACTGGAAGACTCCGACAGTGTTACCAGCGCTCAACTGCTGCATGACCATAGGGTCAATGTTTTCATCGTCAAGAGACTGAGACTCAACATCAAGCCCGTGATTCTTCTTGATCATTTCGAGAGTGTCCTTGATGACAGACACAGTGTTCAGACCAAGAGCATCGAACTTCACAAGACCCATCTGCTCAATCTCGTTCTTGTCAAAGGCTGTTACCTCAATGCGAGAGTTTGACTCTGGATCATTACGAGACTCAATTGGAAGAATCTCATGCAGAGGACGAGGGGAGATAACAACACCAGCAGCGTGAGCACCAGCCTGTTGAATCGTTCCCTTGATTCCATCAGCAACAACAAGAGCATCGCTGTAGTTTTGAATGAAATCCTTGGCTACCTTGTCTGTCATCTTGAAGATGGAATCCATATCCTTCATTTTTGAAGAAATGGCATTGGCATCCTTATATGGCACACCGAAGATTCTTGCTGCACTCTTGAAGGCAGACTTTTCTTTGAAGTATCCATACGTTGAAATAGAGGCAACATTCTCAGTACCCCACCTATCACGAACGTACTGCTTAATCTCGTCACGACGACGATCCTCAAAGTCGATATCAATATCTGGATAGTCGTTACGCTCAGGATTAAGGAACCGCCAGAACAGAAGATTGTACTTTACAGGATCAACCTTCGTAATACCAAGACAATAAGCGAGAAGCGAGCCTCCGCTTGATCCACGGCCAGGACCCATAGCAATCCCGTTGTTCTTGGCCCACTTGCAGATATCCCATAGAATAAGGAAGTAGTCAGCAAACTTCTTGTCAATGATGATATCAAGCTCCATTTGGAGCACTTCACGATACTTCTCATTGTCAAGCCCCATCTCTGAAAGCCTGAAGTATGCAATGTCTGACAGATATTCCTCGGCAGACATTGATACGCCAACAGACTTGGGATACGACGGAAGAAGAGCAATGCCCTTCTTCAGCGTTGCAGAACAGCGTTCCGCAATCTCCATACTGTTCTCAAGAAGCTGTGGGTCAGTTGATACGTTCTCAGTGAAGTAAGTCTCTACTTCATTCGTAGGCATCACATACAAAGGAAGATGCTGGAACGTCAGACGACGCTCAGGCCATAGAACGTTAAGTCTATCGATAACGTCCTTCTCTGTCTTGGCTTCCTCAAGATGATCCTTTGCGTAGTCCATCATCTTCGGGGAGAAACTATTTGAAATGCCGATAGCAAGCAGAGCCTCTTCAACCCCACGATCAGACTTACGAGGATAGTGACAATCAATAGTTCCCACCATTGGCACGCCACGATACTCTGAATACTCGATCAGCTTCTTGTTCACCTTCTGCTGATCAGGCTCGGTCCATGGCTGAAGCTCAAGATAGAAATCCTTGCCATAGATTTTCAAGAACTCATCTAGCAATTCATCAGCGTGCTCTAGATCATCATTGATGATAGCCTGAGAGATTGAACCACCCATACACCCCGAAAGAGCGATAATACCATCACTGTGCGCTCTAAGAAGCGCAAAGTCTGTTCTTGGCTTATGATAGAATCCGTCCGTCCAGGCAGCACGATTGATCTTGAAAAGATTCTGCATCCCCTCATCGTTTTCGGCAAGAAGAATCAGATGGAATCGCTCAGCCTTAGAATCACCATCGTTTTTGATATCAGGCACAAAATACGACTCAAGCCCAAAAACGGGCTTAACGTCGGTCTTGCTTGCTGCCTCTTGGAATCTGTAATATCCAGCCAGGCTTCCATGATCAGTTATGCTAATTGCCTTTTGTTCGTTTTCCTCTGCCACCTCAATAAGCTGTTCTGGTCTAGACAGCCCATCCAGCAAGCTATATTCAGAATGGGTGTGGAGATGTACAAAATCAGCCATCATTAAATTCCTTTAAATATTCTATCATATTGATTAATATAGTTATATCTTCATTTCTTGAAGTAATATCTCAAGCCGTCTTTTGTTGATTTGTCCTTTCCAAAATAAGACAAATCTAACTCAATTCTACATCTAGAGCAAACTTTTGTCATGATCCTGTTTCGATAAGTCTTTCTAATTCTTGAATAATTTTCTCAATATCATTATATGAAAAGTAAGTGTAATCAACTCGCTCTCCATATCCACAAATTCCAATCATCTCTCTTGGAAAGCTATCTGATCTGATAGCAGATAATTGCCATGCATAATCATCATGATCAGGATCACTTTCCTCATCAATAACCCCAAATGAGTCTGTGTCTCTTTTGATGAGGTTTCCACCAGACAATTGAATGTCTTCCATATTACTCTCCGAAGCTATCTGTAATAATGATTGTTTCACCATTCAATGTAGAACCCTTGCTCCACTCATCTTCAGATACAAGAATCCACGCTGCTTCCTCTGGTGTCTGTCCAGGCTCAATTTCATCCTCATCAACAAGAATGGTTGTTGCTTGAGTTCTCATCAGGCTAATTTGATATGTCTTCATTCTTCTACCTCTAATTGTATTGTTGTTTTTGTTGGGAGAGCATATATATACTCCCATAGCGCTTCCGAAATGACTTCCTTTGTACTATTGCCAACATCGGCAGTATCAATGTCAATCTCATATGTCTCGATTTTTTTAATGATCACTCTTTTAGTGCTCATTTTCATCTCTCTTTAAACATGTGAACTTCTGCAAGCGATTATTCCAATGTCCATAGAAACCCGATTCTTTTCCGCAGTTTGCACATGTATATGAGCCAATGCTTCCATCAGGCAAAATTTCACCCATTAGCTTCATCTCTATAGTTGATTGTAGGTGTTGGAACACCTGAGAATACGGTTACCTTAACCCCGCCTTCTGCAAGAAGATCAATGGCATCGCTGTGTGTGTAATAAGACATTGCATACACATGCTTGATGCCAGCGTTGATAATGATTCTTGAACAGAATACACATGGAGTTGTTGTTAGATACATATGAGCACCATCAACCGAAACACCGGCGTTAGCTGCTGAAACGATTGCATTAAGCTCACCATGAATCGCCTTGCACTTAATCCATTCCTTGCCCGACTCTCTTGTACCGCAATCAGCATCACAATGCGATGTGCCTCTCGGTGCTCCATTGTATCCGGTAGCCAGGATAAAATTGTTCTCTGGATTCACAATTACTGCCCCCACTTTGCGGGAAGGGCAGGTTGATCTTACACTCACCATTTTAGCAAGACCAAAGAAATAGTCATGCCAATCCATTACTTTATTCATCTTCTACCTTCTCATATGTAGCCTCAAAGATATCTGGCTTGCAAGGGTAAAACTCACCCTGAACGCCCCGAATGATAAAATCACCAGAACTGGCTTTCATTGTCCCCTCAAGGGTATCAATCGCAATAAAGGCTGGCTTATCATCTCCCATTATCTCAGTTGCTGGACATGCAGAACTTTCCATTCCTGAATATCCGCTAGGAACAATTCCTCGCCCATCACATCTACAAGAAGAGTCATGCAGCTTAGCAGGCTCAATATCGTGATATCTTGCTGTACCGCCAGTGTTGTTGATCCACGTAATGATAACTTTAGCTAAATCTATGCTGCCATCCCACTGCAATGCATAAATTTCAACAGGCTTCTTTCTATACTTCATAATACCTCACTCAACTGATTTGGATCAAGCTTGATGATCCTTTCCATATTCTCAACATACTTCATCTTCGTTCTGCTGCGTGCCCATGATGTTTTTGTCTTTATAGGCTCACAATAAAGCTTTACATAAGGAGTTCCGCCATGTGAAATGTATGGATCACCTTTGAAATTTTGTGTCAAAATTGATATGACCTTATAGATGCTATGATATATGTTGTTCCCAGAAGACGCAATATGAACAATATGATCACCAACACGCACTTTCTGATCTAGCGCATCAAGCACATGGTCAGGAATTTTTCCTTTTTGATATAGAAACCTACCCTCCATCACTGACCCCCCTTGCTTGGGTCATCAACCCAATTTCTTTGTCTTACACTTTTCCAGCGAGCCTGAATGGCCGTCGTAAGGTCGAAACCATAGAAGCCAGCAACGTCCATCAATTTAATAAACACATCACCGCATTCCTTTTCCAACTCGTCCATCCAATCCTCTCTTGTCCCACGAATTCCCTGAGACATCTTCACTGCCGCCCGACAAACCTCACCGGCTTCCTCAGCAAGCCCAGCAATCGTTTCAAGCTCATTTGAATCTTTAAAGTTATGATCGTGCCAAACATTAAAGTCTTCTTGCAGCCTGCCAAGCACACTTGAAAGCTGTTCCCAATTTTGGGCGCTCAAGTCGTATGTTATTTGCTTGTCTTCATATTTCATAAATGTCATTTATCCTTATAGCCTGACCAATGTCAGTATCGTCGTTATATGGATGAGCCAAGACATAACATGGCACATATCTTGCAATTTGATTCGCGGCCATCGGATCATCTTCGATCATCATATCACATTTCAGATCGAGAAGTGTTTCGATCTTGTTAAATCTGTCATTTACAATGTGTAAACTGTGTGGGTCTAGATCATTTATTCTTAACCACTCTCTAGTGATTGAATATGCATCCTGAAGATTTCCCCTTGCAGTTATCACATGTATCCTATTACCTTCTGCCTTCTGCTTTTCAAGCCAGCCGTTTGCCCATTCAAATGGTGCTGCTGCCAACCAAAAGGATGGGTCAGGGAACAAATCCCTGACCCATCCCTCCGGCACTTCACCTGAAGCGTGAAATGGATACGACTGCCATTCCGAAAAGTGTGTTATGTCATCAAAATCCACAGAGGCTCGTTTATAGATTTCCTCATGGAGATTACACAACACCCCGTCTAAATCACAGCCTATTTCCATTTACCAACTCTTACTTGAAGAGGTATCCTCTGATCCGAGGAATCGACCAGGCTGCTCTGCGTAAGAAATCTCACGATAAACCGAAGTCACATCGTGTGAATCTAGAGCCTCAATGCTCTCATCAGCAGGCCCCTTATCAAGAGGAAGAAGCTTGTACTGAGTATCAGTACCAGCACCGTTTCTCTTGAACATGTAATCACGATCCATGATCGTTCCGTTCATTGCAGCAAACTCCACAATGTCCTGTGCCACATGCTGTGCTGAGAACTTCTGATCAAGGATACGAGGCTGCCATGATGGGTTACCGTCATCGTCCTGCATTAGAACAGCAACGTTGACAACAAGGTGAGGCTTAGCCTTCCACTTGAAATCCTCTGCGATCTGCTCACATGCCCAACACTTGTAACCATACTCGGCCTTATCCTTGGTACATACGGCAGTCTTTTTGAAGTCAGAAGGTGACACATGCACCTGCACGACTTCAGCAGGCCCGAAATCGGGATCGTACTGCTTTGAATCCTCTGTTAGCTCCTGACGGAATCTGATTCTGTAACTCTCTCCATCCTTTACGATGAAGTAACGAGGAATCTGATTCTCGTTGTTGCTCTTTTCCTTTCTCTTTGTTGCTTCTTGTAGCTCACTGAGCGTCTTAAATGCTCCCATTTTTTCTCCTATTTTTCTGTTATTTGTTTTCCCCTGGGATGGCTCCCGTGGGGGATACTATTTCATTATATCACAGATTCGTTGAAAGACCACGACAGGTAATCCACCGAATCTGTGATCATATCTCTAATCTGGTCTACCGTCAGATCACCGGGGTCCTTCGCATCATTGCCATAAATAACAAGGCGAAGTTCTTTCATTGGGCACTCTTGACAAATCCTGTCACGCATTTTTCTGCCAGGATCATCATTGTCATAAAAGATGATGATTTCATTGAAGTAATGATTCAGCAATTGAATGTGTTCATCAGTTACATTCGCACCAAGTGTTGCAACAACATTTGGAAATCCCGCCTGATGCACCATCATCGCATCCAAGCTTCCCTCGACAACAATGGCAGTGCCATAATGCTTTGCATTGTTCAGATTGAACAACACACCCTTGCGAGGGAAGCCCTTTGAATACTTGTACTTTGGCTTGATCTTCTCATCTGTATGACGACCTATGAACCCCTTTAGACGATAATGCTCGTCCCTGGCGGGAATGACAATAACACCCTTCTTTTCAGAATATCCAACACCAAAATGCTTAAGTGTTGAAAGATGAAATCCTCTATTCACCAGATAATCAAGCTTCTCTGTTTCATTAGAGTCATAGTTAATACTCACTCGTTCCATTGCCTCTTCCCAATCTTCGGCAACCTCTTCTTGAAGTTCCTCATCAGAATCGTTCAGACTCTGAAGAATGTCATCAATATCAATCTCACGATGTTCGTGGAATGTCCCACCTAGCTTCGCAGAGAGGCTAGAGAGACTTCCACTTTGATTACAATCAGGATTAAAGCAACACCAAAGGCCCGTCTTCTTGTTGATTGAAAACGCAGGGCTATCGGTGTTATGATGGAAAGGGCAGTATAAAGCATATTCCTGCCCATCATCTCTTGCAACATTTAACCCGAGCTTTTCTAACTCTTGCTTTACGTTAAACATTTGCCTCCTGGCCTAATTGTAGAACTTCAGTTTGAACTTGAACTGGTTAGTCTCCGGTACAAAGTCCCAAAATAGTTTAGTGAAAGCAAACTGAATATTCTGATCCTCTCGAACCACATCTTCAATCCAACCCCGTATACGTAAGATGTATTCAGAATCTCTAGCAATACCATTCTCAACATGGACTACCTTTCTCTTTTTCATAGGAAATCTCCATCGAACATTTCTTGCCACTTGCCGGTATCCAAATCCCAATCAAGATAGAAAGCGAAAGGAGGACAGCGGCGTGTCTTTCTTGTAATAACTTGGAAGTTGTTGCTGTCAGGCACACGATGCTGTGCAAGCACCATATCCGAATCGTAAACAAGCTGCTTAGACCAAGCAATCTCATTTAGCTCCGGTGGACGCTCAGCGTGACCATTCTCCATCGTAACACCAGAAACGTCAATAACTGGCACACGGTTTCTAACAGCAATACGCTTGAAGTCCTTTGAGAGATTCTTAGCTCTCTCTGTCTCTGTCCCGCCCTTGCGAGCATCATCAAATAGAGTGTGATAGTCAAGAATCACAAGATCGGGCTTATACTGCTCAATCTTGGCCTGAACAAAGAACTGGTCAGCTACCTCAACACCGTCTGATGTGATCAGATGAAAAGGATGAGTATCGTTGAATTCATTAGCCGCCCACGCCTCATAATCTTCAGGAAGAATGTTCTTTCCATGAGAAAGCTGTGAATTCTTGAATACCTTTCCGGCGTTAAGGATTGTGTCCATACGATACAACTCCTGAGTCTTATCCATCTCAAGAGAGATGATAAGAGGAGTGTACCCTTGCTTCCAAGCGTTAACCGCAAATAATCTTGTCAGGAATGACTTACCGGCACCAGTCCAGCCCATGACGACAACGAAGTCACCAGGCTGCCATCCTCCGAAATGCGTATCAATTGTGGAAATGCCACTTGGGATACCAAGAACATGGTCATCAGGATTATTGACACGTTCACGAAGAATTTCCGCTCGCTCTTTCCAGTCCGTAACGTCAATGTCCTTCAGCCTCCCACTTTCACGCATGATTTCTGTTGACTGTGTTGCCAGCAGGTTTAGGATTTGTTGAGGATCATCTCCTTTTTTCAAACCCTCTGTAGCTTTTAGAAGGGTGCTACGAACCCTTTGTCCCATACTTTTTGATTCTGCTTCGTCAATGTAATAATTCAGCGGTGACTTTGTAGTGATAAACTCAAAATCGCTGAACTTTCCCTTGAGAGCATCTTTTGATGGGGTCGTTCCATACTTTGAATTGAATTCAAGAATGAATTCCCATACGTCCCGATGATCGGTAAAGACCTTCCCAACATTTCTGTCGACACAAGTCTGCAAATCACCAGAATCAATAATCGCATTGATTAATTGAGTCTCGTAGTTCAATATCCACTTTCCATTCTAGCTTTAGTTTCGGCTAATGTTTTCTTGAAGTTTTCAACAGAGGCTCTCTCTGCTTCAACCTGCTCTCTGATTTTCCCAACTACAATAGCAAAATCGTAGATTAGGATGGTTCCCTCATGATCGTCAATATACTTGATGATGCACTCATCAAGAACATCTAGAGAAGAGAACTCTTCGTGATACTTGTAAAGACTCTTTGCTATAGAAGGATCACGGGCCTCATCAGGAATAAACAACTTCTTTTTCTGATGACAATATTTCTTGAATCTGTCTTGGACAGTTTCGACTTGCTTTTGCGTTACCAACTACTTGGCCTCCAAATCCGCCTTAGCTTCCTGAATCTTCAGGGTTAGCTGCTCATCAATTTCATTCCACAATTCATCCCACTCATCTGAACCATCAGAATCAGGACCAACTGTTTTCTTTGAACCGGCATCAACCCTGAAACTCTCAAAATTACCAGTGTTAATGGTGACTCCAATAGAACCCCATACCTCATCGCCGTGTGTTGGCTTGCTACTTCCTGCTGTCATTTTCTTCTCCTATATTTTGCTTTTAATTTCTTCGAAGCGAGACTTTAGTCTCCTTCTAACCTCTGTTTTATTGACCCCAAAACTTTCGTTGGTTTTGCTGGGCCTTCCAACCGGCGCTCTATTCTCAAAGAATGTGATCAGCTTATTGATGTCTTTAAGCGTATATATTCTCAGATTTTGATTGCCGATTTTATGTCGATTCGGTGAGTCGATCAGACCGGCCCGCTCGTACTTCCTCATTGTATCAGGCGACCTCTGCAACATGGCAGCTACCTCCCCGATTTTCCACGCAGGGGTGAGGATTCGGGGTGCTATTTCTACGTCCAATGTTTCGTTAGATTTTATATCATAACGATAGATGAAAACTTTTCCATGCACCCAATCAACCTTGATAAGCTTACAAACCGCCCCGCTAGGCAGGACGTAAAGCTTTCCAGGTCTTAACTTTGCCAAATCGTACTCTGTAAATGTCTTCATCTAGTCTCTTTTTGAAATTGTTCCACTTTCTCAATGGCACAAATGTTTCGTCACCACAATGAAGACAATACAAAACCTGCATGTGTCTCTTGGTTTCATCATCAACATATGTGATATCTTCGATCACCTTGCCACCGCAGGTCAACCACTCAAGCGGCCTAACCTCAACTTTTCTTCTACAGGATAACATCACACCACCTGAAGATCACGATAGCCATAGCTTCCCACCACGAAAGTCAGAAGCCCAGGAGGACTTACCTGGCCCTTAAGATTCTTCCACCATGTTGACTCTGACTCAACAGATGGACACTGAATGCAGATTCTCTCCATGTTGTACTCAATCACCGAGAAGTGATGATAGTGACCAGTGACAAGAATCTTGGCATCAGCAACAGGCTGACAACCAACGATCTGATTTGACCACCAATCCCAAATCTTCTTCTGTGGGCTTGAACCTGTTCCTGCAATGTGTCCGTGAGCAAACCCAACCTTTGTTCCATACAGATCAAGGATCGTATAAATCTCATCCTCAGGAAGCTCAAATCTAACGTGACCATATGCCTCTGGATTATCCGTTAGGATATCATGAATCTCTTCAAAGATAGCTACGTCATCATTGTCGCCCGGCGTTGTGAACGCTCTACCATTGGCTCTGTTCTCACCGTGATTTCCAGGCACCGCTGTAATGATCACTTCACTTGCCTCAGCAGAAACTTTCTTGATCAGGTCAAAGATCAATCGTCTTGCAAGTCTTGTCTGCTGACGACGATTCAATTCGACGTTATATGGTTGTGAAGCATACTGACCATCACAACCCTCAATAATATCACCAAGGCCCGCAACGACAATCGTACCAATATCACGGCCGATCTTGCGAAGCTCCTTCAAGCGATCAAGCGATGCATCAGTTGAATCTTGGAATCGCTCGATCGTTCCCTTGACACCATCACCGTCATTCTTTCCAAACTGCGTATCTGCTACATTGATCACAAATGCTTCGCTGCCAGTGGGAAGCTGCTTGGCCTTCTTTTTATGGCTCTTAACTTCCTTGATCAAGTCATCGAAATCTAACGTGCGTACAGAATCACGCTGTCTTACTGTTGCTTTGTAACTCCAAAGCGTCTGAATTCCTTCAGTTGTTTGAGTCTCCCATTGAGACACCTTCAATGTCCCGTTGACAATCTCATACTCCTTCGGTGAAAACCCCCACCGTTCTAACAAGGTGTCCTTGTCGGTTACCGGAGCATCATAAGGGTCTGACGTAATCTCAACACCTTCGTCATCTTCCTCTGTCCCCGGCCTTAACGCTGCTGGCACCTTCACGCCTTCAGCCACCTGTCCTTCTATACCGCTCTCTGTCATTAAATGTCCTTTCGTCGGTCCCTCATCGTATCAAACCGGCCATCAAACCACAACCTCGCCAGGGGCGGGGTCGGAGGATTCGAACTTACCATTTGCTGTTCGCTTACGTGGAGAAACCTTTTCTCTTTCTCTTACTTTATTTCTCATATGAGTTTTCTGCTCTAATGTTTTTCTTTTTCCTTCCCTGTGAATTATACTGTGTTCTGGTATAGTCGTTAGGAATAGATTTTCTTTTCTGTTATCTAGCTTGATTTCATTGATGTGATGGATCGTTTCCCACGGCTGAAGATATCTTCCCAAGATGGCTTCAATGACCAAACGATGCTCATATACGTACCCAGCATTGTTGAAAGGGTGATCAGGAGCCAATACACGAAGATAACCCTTATCGTCCATGTACTTTCCCCCGGTGAAGTTTGGATTTCCAGAACCCTTTCTAGCATCATTACCCCACTTGATTTCCTTTCTACGAGATGCTAAAGGCATTACGCAGGAGCCATGTACTCGCCAAGGTCTTCAACAATGAGCTGTCTAGGCGATACTGCGGTAGCTCTAAAGCGAGCAGTTGCTCCACCTCCACCACCATTCATTATCCTCCCCTTTACTCTGTATGTGTGATCGCCAGCGGCGGGGCTATGAAGATACCAGACTTCCTGAGGACCAATGTTCTGCTCCTTCTTTCCCGTGAAGAGAGCAGACGTAAGTTGTGATCCACCTGAGAAGATTCCGATAAGCGTTGTCATATCAGCACTGTTCTTCATGGACTTCTGACGGTATGTTACACGAATCAATCTGTTCTCCCCCACCGTCACAGTAACTGCCATACCAGTGATGGTTGTAGCAGTTGATGATGTGGTTGTGAACTCATCCGTTGACTCTGCCCACCCGAGAACACCGGCAGGCATTGCTGTCACCAAATCCTTAAGGTGTTGATCGTTTTCACTCATCTTCGCCAGGTTGGTAGAAGAGATAGGTACTCCGTCAGTCCATGTTACGTACTCAAAATCAGCCATACTATATTATACCATGATCATGTTCACATGCGACTAGGCAGCATATGTGTACGACCCTATATCCTCCACCATGAGAAATTGCCCGAGCAGATCAACTCCTAAGTCACCAGTAGTAACTGCTGTTCCAGTTCCTGAAATTCTTTGTAGGTAAACTTCAACATCATCCGTAACGTCAGCATCTGGCTTAAATATTCCAACAAGATCAAGAGGTGCTCTAAAGTCAGCAGAACCAGCAGTTGCTCTTGTCGATACAATCACCGTGCTACCGACCTGAATCCTGACCTCAAAGATAGCCCCACTGTCTGTCATTTTAATGCTTTTGCCATGACATGTAAATCTATATGCTCGACCAGCTTCAAGTTTTACATCAAGAAGATTGTTGATTAACAATGCTGTTGTTCCAGATGTTGATGAACTATCACTGCTGTATCCTGTGAGCGCAACGACACCACCGGGAATAATTGTTGCATCTGCATAATCATATCTCTGAATGGCAGCATCTGTCAGAACTAGCCCTTCAAGCTGTGGAACCCTATAAAGCTCTGCATCATCCATAAATATATTTTCAGATATCGCTGGTGCCACAACAATCTCTACATAAAGATGTGTGGTTCCTGCTGGGGCAATTGAATATGTATAATTTGATAAATAGAAATTGTCATCAGAAGCACTCCATGCTGCATTGTTGAATGATGGAAGCTCATTAACAACTGATGTCGATATCAACTGATTTGAAACATCGTAATACCTGATATTTACATATGAGAAGGCTGTAGAAACACTATCACTCTTAAACCAGGCGTTGACAGCCCAAGCATCACCCTCTGTTGCTTCTACAGAATTACTTAGAAGATGAACAATCATTGAACTTTCATATGGATCAATTTTCATAGATGCTGCACCAGTTCTAAATGTGCCAGTATCTCTTGTCAGAGTTGCTGAATCAACTGTACTTCCACCATTAAGCGTGTATTCATATCCATGATAATCAGTGAAGAGATTATCAATCTCGCTCCACCCGTTACTGAAAATTCCATCTGGACCTGTTGACGATGCACCGTCATACCCAGCATAAACAGCAAATCCAAACAACGATCCAACAGTCGCTGATCCGGAAGCAGTATATGCCCCCACGTTTCCAATTCTCAGATCGGCAGTCGAGCTATAAATGGAAGTTGTTCCAGCAGTTGTTTGAGTTGTTCCAATCTGCGTCCATGATCCATACACGGCACTCGTTGACTTGTAAAACTTGACGACCCTGCTTCCAGCACCATTGTTTACGTCAATCGTTGCACGAACCCAATACGCTGTTCCATCAACAAATAATGGTGCGGTTGAAGTATGAACAACTTGGCTTGCGACAGTTCCATTTGGCGAAGTAGCAAGAATCAGATTCCCCGATGGGTCGAGCGCCAAAACATATGACCTTTGATCACCAGTTTCATTCCACTTTCCAATAAGATACTTATGCCCTGTCGTTGTATAGTCAGAAAGTTGTATTCTAACTGCAATATCCAAATCACCAGTAATATCAGCAATTGCATTATCAGGCAATACCAGATAATCATTCACCGTAGAAAGTGATACTGCCGCTGCATTATTAATTGTCCATCCAGAAACGTTTGTTTCAAACGTTCCATTTGTAATCTTGTTATCTGTTCTTGTTGCTGTAATTGAAGATGTCACAATGTCCCCCCTTGCTGTTACATCGTTGAATTCTGCACTTCCATCACCATGAATTTGCCACCCGGCAACACCTGTTGCAAAGTCTGAAGAAGCAATTGCTTCTGTTGTAATAGCAGTAACTGCTAGCTCATTGGCCGTAATAGAATTTGCCACAATATCTGCCCCGCCGTCTAGGCGCAGCAGTTGTGATGCAGAGCTTACTGTTCCGGCCGCTGCCGAACCATCATTGTCTTTTGCAATGATCTTAAAGTAATAATTGGTATCATAGGCAATATCTGTTGTTCCATCAGGAAGCTTCTTGATGAACGTAGATAGCCCAGGTGTTGTCGTACACAGTGTTGAACCGCTTGGTGTGAACCCTGATGTTGTGCCCATATGAACGTCGTAATATACGGTGTCTGCGTTTGATACAGCAGACCACTTGACCCTGAAATAATTTGGCCCGCCAACTACCGATCCAGACGCAGCAAGGCTTGGAGATGACGCTGGTGCAGCACCATCTGTAATGTCAGAGCCAGGAATGTAAACCGTTGTGCCACTTGCTGTTGATGACCACGATGAGGAATACACACCAGTCGCTGATTTTGTCTTAGCACGGAAATAATAGGTTGTCAGGTGATCAAGGCCAGTGATAGTCAGTGTTGTTCCAGCAACCTCTCTTGTGGCAAAAATAGATGAAAAATCAGAAGCAATTGAAACCTCAACCTTTGTCATGATGTTGACCCCAACAGAGTGAACTGTTGTTGTAGGTGTCCATGTCAATGTTGCTGTATCATAACCCATAACCAAAGAAAGACCGGTTGGTGCGGCAGGAGCATCAGCGTTTGCAGTTGTTGTGATTGTACCTTCAAGATATGAATCACTCTTAACGCCAATTCTATTAATTCCCCTAATTCGGAATGTGTAATCCACGCCAGTTGTCAACCCACGAATCTGAATATCTTGCTGATCTGTAACAAGAAAAGTTCTCTTATCTGTACTGGCGAACTCAGAAGTTCTTCCATATGAAACTTGATACTCAATTGTGGTATCAACAGACTGTGTGATAACTTCTGTAACATCAACAGTATCAGTATCGTCAATACCTTCTACAGAGCCTTCGTAGAACACAGGAGCAGTATTCTCAACCTCTCCATCATAAGAGTTGGCTTCATCATCGGTAAGAGTTGTCACTGATCCTGCATCAGCAGCAGTATCCGTTGGGGAATCCCAAGTTACACGGACCCACGAAGTTCCATTGACATTCTGCCCTGTTGTTAGTCCAAGATTCACAGGGGCGCTTACGACGCCGCTCAGTGGAATCCCTTCTACAACAGGGATGCCCTCGACAGCCGGATCATCCTCTCCGCCCTCGTTACCTGGCAGCGCTTTTTGCACCTTTTTAACGAGGTCTACGAGGTCATCTTCATCATAAGCAGAAAAGTCAATTTTCGTAGAATCTTTTCCATCGTGCTTATGCCCACCAATTCTATGAAAACCTACTGCTGACTCACTTGTTGCCATTAACTCACCCTTCTTAGCGTCAAGGTCTGTGACAATCCACCATCATACGAAATGCTAGTTGACATCACCCAATAATCCAGATTGACAATACCCAACTGGTCAAGACCTGTTATTGTTATTCTATCGCCACATTCGATATGAGGCACACCTAGAACGGTCAACTCAAGCACAGGAACCGGGTCCTGATAATGCTCTAGCAACCAATCCGCAATGTTCTGAGCGTAATCCTTTGTCTGGATGAACTTATTTGTGATCGTAAGCTCCTTGAAGCCAAACCTCTTTGCAAGATCACTTAGTGATGCTGAAGCGGATTCCACCTGATCCCCGCTTGTCTTCTCAACAAGGGGAATACCAGAAACAGCAAAGTAATAGTTCAAATCTGTGATTGGATCGACTCCCTCAAGAATTACCAGACCGTTGATGTAATTGTTCTTTGTTGCCGATACAACAATTTTGGCACCAAATTCATCATGCGTAAAGATGTCAATTTCTGCACGATCCTCAAAGTCGGCGGCAGTAAGCAACGGATGCTTGACTCCAATGGCAGGATATGCTTGGAACTTGATATCGTAAACTCTTACCTCACGAACAAGACCAACAGTGCCAGGAACTGTAACATCATCAATGTAATGCTTATCACCCTTTACAACGTCAGAGTAACTTGATCCTGAGTCACCGAAAAGAACACGCACGGCACCGAACTTTGCATTTGCTGGCGCAGTAGCTGTCACTGTTCTTTCTGACCATGACGATGTGCTATTATTTGCGCCAGTGCCTGTGTCGTGACTGATGTAATCTCCGTTACGATTAAACCACACAAGACGTGCTTTCACTTTAGCAACTCTTGTCTCTGCTCTTGTCCAGACTGAAGCTGTGTATGAAGTTCCTGCTCTAACATTGAACCCCTTTCTTCCTCTTGGTGATGATGGACCGAATTCCTCAATACCTTCTTCACCGGTTGCACCCATATCAGCCCCGTCAATCTGAGAGATGACCTTAAGAGAATGTGTTCCGCTTCTGAATTGTGTTGTTGATCTGCGGACACGGCAATTGGCAGCAGAATAATCCGTTGAGGCTTCCCAATCGATATCTGTTTCGTCAAAATTCCATTCAACATCTCCGTTGTGAATCGCAGGCGCTGTATCGAACAGGCCACGCTCAACATTCAAAAACTTGTTTCCAGTTATTCCATCGTAGCTCATGATTTCATCATCGATCTTGAAATAACCCTTCTTCTTCCAAATGGGATTCTTTGTTGAATTAACCTTTACCTGTATGTCATACTTTCCTACCTCATCACGAAGGCCGGTAATAGCCAGCGACTCATTGTCTTCAGCCCTCCAAATACTTTGCCTGTCAGAGTTGATCGATGTGATTGTGTTAACATCAACCTTGATCTTATTGGCCTGAAGTTCAATATTTGTTGAGCCTTCAGAAATGTTTGTGCTGTCTGCAAAGTTATACTGCGAAATAGCAAATTGTGAAATGACAGAGTCACGTAAGGTATTCTTGTATTCGTAATGGAAATAGTCATCCTTATCAAAGAAGAACACACCAAGGTCAGCAGTTGACCACTCAAGCATCATATCTAGAACTGTCTGCTCAATTCCATACAAGAATGGGAACTGATAAATCTCATCAAGGAATGCAGAAACATAGTGCTGCTGCACCTGAGCGTTTGTCAAAGCCTTGTTGTAGATTGATACATACTGTAGGTATCCGTTGAATACGTTTGCTGTTGTTCCATTCTCGAAGAAGTAGCCTACCCTTACAGCCCCGGCGTTTGTTGTGCATGTTGTGCGTGGAGATGTTGTCTGCGTTGTCAGAATGCCATTTACCCAAAGATTGATAATGCTGTTCGCCCCATCAAACGAAGCCACAACATGATATGTCTCACCCAGCGTGATTGCTGCACTTTCAGCATATGTCCATCCGTCGGCGGTTGTACAACCAGCACTAATCTTGCCGCTGCTGGCAACCAATAGACCATAGTTGATGTTGGCAAAGTCATTTGTAGCTGTCTTCACAACAATAGTGTCAAAAAGTGCAGGGAGAGATTCAACTTGAACCATGCATTCAATTGTCCACTCAGATGATAGATCAAAGTGAGCTTCATCAGCAAGCTTCAGACCAGAATCAGCAACGGTTCCGTCAAAGTATGTTGACAGCTTTGTTGGCTGTCCAACAAGCAAGCTGTCATATCCGGGTCTAACACCAGCACCATAAATTGTGATGTCATGATCATGAACAGATGTTCTTTCACCATAAACATCAGGGAAATAATGTGTGTCAAAACTGTCAGAAGCATCGGGTTCCAGAGTTTCACTTAGTTCACCAGTTGAGTCATACGAATCACCTAGATCCCAAGTGACAAGAGGAATATGTGAAGAAACCAAGTTTTGGTATCTGTCATAATAAATCACCTTTCGATTTGGAACTCCCGTCTTCTTTGCTAGTGTCGAGATAGCCTTACCAGCAGACATATCCCTAAAGAATACACCCTTCTCTTCGTTTGTCTCTTCAAATCTCTTTGAGAAGTCACGACACTGAGCAGTTGCGACCATATCACCACTTGATAGAGTCCAGGCGTCAGTATAGAATGTTCCCTGTGCGAGAACATCGGCAGCACCAGTCCATGAGAATGATACTGTGAACTTTACATCTGGAACAATATAGCCAGCATACTCCCCCGCACCAACAGGATTGTATTTTCCTGTTGTGTTATCAAGTGCGATGTCACAACTGTTTGATGTGTTATGACCAACAGGAAGAGTGTCTTCATAATTCTCTCTTGTAAAAGTAGGACTTACTGAAATTACATCAGCACTAACGTCAACTGAATAGATGGGGTCAATCTCATGGACCCTCGCATAGTCGTTGGGGTTCCATGTTGAATTGACAACAATTTGAAGCCCCGTGATGTCAAGCAGAGTTCCTTCATATGTTTGAAACGAAGAGTTGTATGGCATTGTGAAAGTGTCGATGTATGTCTTGACACCATCAGTGTCAAAATAGTATAACTCATATTCCTTGATGCGTCCCTTTGTATATGAGGTGTACACACAAATATCGTTGCACTTTCTCTCATCAAACCTTACCGTAACAGATTCAGGATCAGCGAAAATTCCGCTTCCGTCACTTACAGAACGGCTTCGCCATCCAACCTCCGTTTTCGCATGATCAATATCAAGCGAAATAGCGTATGTGTTTCCATTTGCTACCAGCGGCTCGTTTATGTCTGAAGTCATTGAAACTTCTCCAACAGGCAGTGTTTCTTCATGGATACCGTTGATTGCCTGAAGTGGTGAAAAGAACTCGCTGTATTTGTCGGTTGCTGTAGCAGTGGCGTTGCGGTATAGCGAAGAAATTTCTTCTGGTGTCAGTGCCTGATCCAGAATGAAAAACTCATCTGTCTTTCCGGTTATCCCATTAGCAATAATTCCATTGTAGCTTGTAGCATTCACTGTTCCAGTAATCGGTTCACTATCAACCAGCACGCCATTCATATAAAGATAGATCGTATCAGTATCGATTACACCGACAAAGAAGTACCAAGTATTCAGTGACAGATTAGCAGACTGAACGCTGAAAAGAGATGAACCATTGCTGACAAAAAACCGTAGAGCAGATACTCCACCTCCCGCAACTTCACTAAATGCGTACTCAACGTTTGGCGCTGTGAACGATGCTGTCTCGTCCAGCTTGCCGATAAGACCTGCACCAGTCAATGTGTGAGCAGAAAGATTAAACCAACCTCCAAAGGTCTTTTTGTTGTTAGCTACGTTAAGCGCTGCTGCATGATCAAACCTATATCCATTTCCGATTGCCCAACTGTAGCAACCATCATCACCATACCCAATTGGACCTGTCGAAGCAGAAACCGTAACAGGAGATGGTGGGCTAGCGTCGAAATTGTTTCCAGAATGATCACGTAGCAAATCAATGTCATCAAACTTGTATTGAAGTATTGGATTCTTTCTCTCGACAGCGCTATCCCACCCCTCGGAATCAGAGAATGCGTTGAGGTTATATGTGTACTTGGAGTCAGCAAAAACAGCAGTGACCTGTGTTGTCACTTCCTGTGATGAACTATTGATTGCCCCAAGAAGCTCTAATGAAATATCTTGCATTATTGTTCCTCAAGAGTAATGGATACATTCCAGAAGAAATCTTGTGTTCTTCTCAGCACAAGCTCTTCTGAATAGGAAATTACAAATGCAGTAATTGTTTCAGATGAGCCAGATTGGTGTCTAAACACAACCGTATGAGTGTCACCCTCCTGTGAGGCATTAGTGAATAGCCAATCTCTTCCTACGTTTCCATCAATAGTATAATCATCAGAACCGGGCAACATCTCCCACGACACATTGTACACTCTTGCAACCTTTTTAATGTACTTCTTTCTTGTTCCATTTGCAAGCTCAACAATAACAGAGCGCTCGTCACGCTCAGCGGTTATACCTTTACGCCCCTGATCTGTTATGTTAACACCGTCAATAGAAATTCCGGCTTGAAATTCCATTATCTTTTACTCACTCTCCTGTTGACACTACCACTCACTCTGTTGTTCTTTGGAACAACCTTAACATCGTACTCTTCCATTTTACCAGCAAACCATTCAGAATCACCAAGGAATGTATCTGCATAGATATTGACAGTTGTGCCGCCGCCACCTTCCTGAACTTTCTGAGAAAGCTTAGCTGGCATAACCATTTCATTCTTATGTAGTAACGCCGGATAGTTGTCAAATGGGACAATTCCGCCCATAGCCATCTTTACAGGCTCGATAAGGCCACCATTGTGATACCAGTGTCCTGGGTAAGGGCGAGGATCAGTTCTCTGCCAGAACGCCCATGCATTAGATGGATTACCATATTTTCCGCCAATATAGTCCATTCCTCCACGAACCTGTTCAGGAACACCAGCACTTCCACCACTAGGAAGCAATGGTCCACCGAAATGCAGAGGCATAAATTGGAATAGACCATAAGCACCAGAGCTAGGGTTTCTAGCAGAAGGGTTCCATCCAGACTCATGAGAAATAAGCTGATCAAGGGCACCCCAATGGTGATCACCAAATCTTCTTGCGAACTCAGTTCTAACATATGACTTAATACCATATCCGCCCGGCGTTGATCCACCAAGGATACCGCTAGCTGTTGGCTGTGTAACACCGAATGCACCCATCAAACTTGCAAATCCGTCTCTAAGACCAACATGAACGTGGTCAAAGTGATCACTCTTGCTGTAGTTTCTAATCGGGTCGCTTCCGTACCACCCCATGTGCTGATAAATCAGCTCCTGAATTGGAATTGATCCTGATCTACCATGCTGAAGCATGGCGTTGAAGAAGGCACCCATAAGTGGAACAGCACCACTAACGTCTACGGCTCTCTTCAAAGAGTGAAGCGAGACTCTATCGGTTCCCGCCACATTCCATGAGTGTGTTCCAATACCAGTTGCAGCGTGAAGGCCAGGGAATGTTGCGTTAATCCAATTAGCAAACTGCTGAATTGGTTCTCCCTCTCCCGACATAAATGTCGGCATAAAGTCACTTAGCTTCTTTCCACCAACAGTTCCTCCGCCCTGGAAAGCCCCGAAAATCTTTGAAGGGTCGGCGCCACCAATTGACCAACCTGTACTTTTTGTTGGATCATCATAACGTGACTGCATCCACCTATCTGAAATATTCTTAACCCACGAAGGGAGAACATAATCCATAATCTTTCCGATGGGTGTTGATGCTGTGTCTCTAGGTGCCTGTGGAGCTTCAATTAGACCACCAGTATGATACTTGTGAGCGTTGTTAATTGAATTAAGGAATGGAAGACCAACGGCATTTACAGCATCTCTCTGAATCATGTACTCACCAGTCTGAGCAGTGATAGGAATATCAGCAGGAGGACCAGAGCCTAGAAAACCACCTGTGTGATAATATCTACTAGCTCCAACACCAGTATCAGGAGTTCTCCATCTGACCCATCGTTGCCCGCCACCACCGCCGCCGCTAGCACCCTGATTACCTACATTTCTACCAATAGGTGCCTCTGACTGACCTTCTGTCAGGGCTGCCTTTGCGTCACCAGAAATGAACGCAGCCAACCATGCAGTCGCAGCAGACTTACCAGACCATGCAGCCTGTTGAACAACGTCTTCGTTAGCGTCAGCAATAACCTGACTGAAGAGTCCCATACCTGTAGCCATCATTCCCGGCCAAACTTCGATACCATAGGCACCAAGAAGACCAGTCATATTGTTCAGCATTGACTGGAATTCAGCAATTGTTCTAGGAGCATACTCAGTGATTGCATCAAGCTGCTTCTGGAAAGCCTCAAGCATAAGTTGCTGTCTGGCATCCAAAGCATCCTTCTGAATCTGAAGCATTTCTTTCTGATGGTCCCTCTCCTGCTGAAGAAGTTCTCTCTTCCTCTCAGCATCAAGATTTGCAAGATTCTTCTGAGCTTCCTTCTTGTTCTTGCGTTCCTCAAGGTCCATCATACGTGCGTCATCAATACGACCTTCGTAAATCGCTAGCGCACGATCACGTAGATAGTTCTGACGCTGCAATGCTCTTTCTTCGATCATTGCCTTGCGGTCTTCACGATACTTCTTTGCGGCTAAAGCTCTAGCCTCTCTCTTCTCCAACTCATCAATCGCCTTGATTTGATTATCGAAGACTTCTAGATTAGCCTTGAATCTATCTTCCAATGCCTTTGTGGCTTGGTCCTTTAGCTCCTGAATGACAGAATCGAGACGGCTCTTTACGGCGCTAAGCCATCCGCTTAGCCAATCATCTGTTGTTTCTTCTAGGCTTCCGCTACCGCTTCCACCCTCGTCAAGACCCTCTTCAACGCCCTCAACCAGTCTTTGCCCCCAATATCTACCCATCTCATTAGCTTCATCAGCAGCCTCATCTCCACGACCACGGCCACCCGTGAAGAAGTAGCCATTTGCCCACTCTCTAACATTGGCGGCAGCAGCAAACTCATCAAGAGCATCGCCAGCATCACGAATACCATCAACGACACCCTGGAATGGATTATCGATAAATGGAATAGCATCAAATACACTAGTTAGTGTCTCTACCAAGTTAGCAGCACCAATAATGATCCACCTGAATGATTGAATTACAAGATCAATGATCCAATCCATAACCCCGGCGATAGGCTCACCAAGCACAGCATAAAGCACCTGACCAAACGAACCCATTGCGTCCATGAAGTGTCCAGAGAACAAATCTGTCATGAACTGCATTGATGATCCCATTACGTGACCAATCCACTCAAAGAATGGCTCAATTACACCAAGTGCCCAACTGATCGCATCAACGATCTTGGCAATGAAATTCATAATCGCCTTGGCGTATTCTCCAAACTTCTTAGCAAGCTCTCTTCCCTGCTCCTTCTTGGTACCTTTCAACCCAAGAGCTTCAGAGAATCCTCTTTTGATTGCATCAGCAACTTTTGTCATTGCCTCCTTGAACTTCTCCCAAGACTTCTTAAGGGTTTCAAGACCCTTCTGAGCTTCTTTCTTGAATGACCAGAAGTGCTTCTTGATTGCCAAAAATGGCACAGCAAGCGCTGCAACAACTACAGCAATAATTGCAATAACAACCAAGATTGTTGTAAGTGAACCGGCAAGCTTTCCAAGTGATCCTGCCAGCCCGGCCGCATTTGCAGCGCCAGCAGCACCATCAGCACCACCCTTACCCTTAATCTTGCCCATTAGGCTCTGCATTCTGTCCTTGATCTTAGGGCTTCTCATGTTAGCCAAAAGACCCTCAGTCCATGAAGTAGCAACTCTTGCACCGATGTTCTGAACAGTTCTCTTTGGATGAAGAAGCCTGTCAAGGTTCTTTCTGATGAATCCACCGGAAGCAGCAAGAGGTGTTGATATTGCATTTGGAAGACTAGCCATAAAGGCAACCCAAAATGACTTTCCTGCGTTTCTTCCTGAAGATGCGAATCTGCTTACAAACCTTCTGAGCGCCCCGTCTGCTCTTGCAGGTGTTTCAATGTCAATAGTTGGGATTGGGGCAGCAGGCATCGGAATTGGACGCATTGCAGACGTAACGCCAGTTGTTCCAAGAGCCGCAAGTGCTCTCTTAACTTCAGCAGCTTGCCTTCTTGTTAGATTTACATCGTCCTTATGAATTTTGAGAAGCTCCCTAGCTCTCTCAACAGCTTCTGCTGATGCCCAATGCCCCCCCATTTGCCACTTGCCAGACTTTGCTCTTCTAAGTGTTGACGCCAGCGCCAACTCTTCTCTTTGAGCATCAAGAGCTTCCTGTGCGGCCTTCTTTGCAGCCATTGCTGGACCTGTAGCATATGATGGAACAGGCGCACCCATAAGGCGCATCTCATTCATGATACGATCAAACTCGCGGTTGTAATCTGTTGCCTCATCAATCATCGCTTCCATAGCAGAAGTTGTCAACCCCAACTCTCTACGGATAGCCTGCTGTGCTTCTCCAACCTCTCTAGCAACAGGGGCACCAGTAGCTGTATCTCTAAAGATTGAGCCAGTTGTTGATCTTGTTGATGGATATGCTTCTGACTCTACAGCCCACGCTGCTCTTCTACGCTCAAGAAGATCGCCAATCGCATCCTCCTGCTGGCTCTGAACAGCCAATTCTGCCATTTCATCGTTAATTGCTCTTGACGAGGCAATTGCCGCCTCTCTCATTCTCTCCTGAATAGCTTCCTGCTCTGCCTTAATTGCAGCAGTATTAGCCATTCTTAGTTCAATTTCTTTCTTCTGATTTTCCTGAAGAGCCTCGTTCATGATTTCTAGCTCAATAGCGTTCTTCTTGCGCTTTCCACCGATCAAGAATTCAGCATCACCAAGCTGAATAACCTTGCCACGAAGCTTGCCGCTTGCATCCATAAGCCCCTCGGTTGCACCAGTCACTTCATATAGGCCAGGAAGAATTTTAGCAAGACCTAGGCCGACTGTGGCAAAAGCCTCACCAACAACAGAGAACACATACACAACAGGACCAATAGCAGCACCAACCGTCAGAAGCGCACCAAGCGCAAGCTTGGCAGAGTTAGGAAGTTCATTTAATCTCTTGATAAGCTTATTCAATGATTCAAGAAACTTAAGAGCAAATGGTGTCAAGAATTCACCAACATCTGTCAAAAGCATGGTGAACTCTGCCTTCAGCTTCTGAAGCTGGAAAGCTGGGCTGTTCTGCATGGCCTCGACCTGAGCATCTGTCTTTTGCTGAAGTTCCTCAGTACTTGCTGAAGTAGCCTCGATAACTCTGTTATAGTCTGAAGTTTCACTTGTGATACCCTTAAGAGCAGCCATAACTCTGTCAACCTGGCGCGACGCGAAAATATCACCGATAGCCTGGGCCTGAAATTCTTCATTGAAGTTTGGCAGTGTTGTTCCAATCTCCTTCAAAAGATCAATGGCGTCCTTGGCGTTACCAGAAGAGTCGAAGGCAGCAATACCCATAGCATCAAGAGCTTCCTTAGCCTTACCTGTCGGGTTGTACATTCTCTGAAGCGAGAACTTCAAAGCATGAGCAGCAGAGTTAGCATCAATACCGGCCTCAACCATTGTGGCAAGAGTAGCTGCCAACTGAGCAGCAGACATATTATACTTGTCAGCAGACTGAGCAACGTGAGGCATAGCATCGGCCATATCTGATAGGTTAATAGCAGAAACCTCTTCAGCAGTGTTAAGCTGATTTAGGAGTTCCTTGGTCTTCTCAAGATTATTGTCACCAAATGTAGCATATACAACTCTGATCCAGTCCGTTGTAGCAGAAAGATCCATACCACCAAGCAAGGCCCACTGACTTGTAAGCCTTGTCATCTGTTCGTTGTTCTCGTCAAGGTCAAATCCCATAGCAGCCCAATCGCCAGCAACCGCTGTCGTAATAGACTCTACCTGACCGAACTCTCTAGAGATATCTCTAATAGCAGGAGCATAATCCTTGATTCTCTTAGCACCGTCTTCAAATGCTTCACCAGTTTCATATGTAAGCTTCTGTAGTCTAGCCTGTTCTTTTGTCAGCTTTGTGAATGAATAGACAGCAAGCGTACCAAAAGCAGCAAGCGGAATAGAAATACCCATCATCATCTGACGACCAATCCACTGCATCTGCTTTGCGCCACGCTGCATTGTTTGGAACATGCTGTGAAGATCATTCTTCAGAGCAGTTGTCTTTAGTCTCATCCTGTCAAAAACACCTAGGCTGGCCTGAAACTTAGATGTTGCTCCTGTCATGCTTGAGCCAAGACGACCCAAAGAAGCACTGGCTACCGTTCCACCACTGGCGATACCGGCATAGCCTTGTCTCATTGAAGCATTCAATAGCTTCTGGTTTTGAAAGACTTCTCTTAGAGTCCCGGCTCTTCTAATCTCATATCCATTGACTTTCTCCATGGATGAAACAAGTTGAGCACCATTACGATTGATGGCTCTTGTCCACTCAAGAGTAGCGTCCTTATTTTGTCTGGTATATCCCGCCGAATCAGCAAGACCGAAGGCCAATGACTTTTCACCGGCTACCCTACGACCAATTGCTGCATTCTCAGCTTCAAGAGTTGCAATACGAGAACGATGCGCCTTGATCGAAGCCTCTGTTGAAACAGCCTCATTAGCGATGGCGGTATTTAGCGCCGTAACATTCTTTGTTACAGCAGCAGAAGCTACACCAACACCTTCAAGGCTTGCTGTAGCTTCTTTTGAAATGGTACCAACAGTAGAGAGTGAGGCGACAGTTTTTGCCAGGGCAGCCTGAAGTTCGGCAATAGCCTTAACGGCTGCCTGAACTCCTGGGGCTGAACCAGTGACTGTAATTGTTGGATTACTACTGTCTATTGCCATTATCCTCACTCACTACTGTTGTTTATTGTACCAACTCCAATGTTAAAAGGCGATCCACTCTGCCCGCCTTCTAGTGTGAAGTGCCTATTTCCTGATCCGTCAAAACCAGACTTAGGCTTCTCTTCCTCTTCCTCATCTTCAAATGTAGCACCCATAGCAGATGCAACAGTCTTAATGAGTCTATTTTGTCTCTCTATAGATGCTTCGAATAGCTCCATAAGCTCATCAAGAGACAGTGATTCCTCAAGGTCATGAAAATTCTTCCATGCCCCACATTCAGCGAAGACTTCGCGTTCATACTCAACCAGCGGAATATCATCAAATGCAATACCGCCATCGCTGCCTTCGCTTACTCGTTTGGGTCAGTACCCATAGCTGCTGAAACCATCTGGTTGAAGTTACGGATATCTACCAAATCCTCAACATCATCACGGTTCTCTGCAACATCTGGATCAACGAAGCTTAGAATAAGCTGTGCTGCGTCAACCATCAGATCGATGTTCTCTTCGTTCATCTGATCAGCGATTGAAACTACGCCATCCTCATCCTCAGACTTGCTGGCCTCATCCATTGCCTTCATGATGGCCATAAACTTTCTCAGCCCACGGAGAGATACCGGATAGATAACTCTCTCAACCCCATCACCGAATACAATCGGTACGCCTCGTCTTGCCTCGTTCTTCTTGTTTCCTGCCATAATCATTCTCACCTTTCGTAGCATGATGCTACATATTGTCATAGATGTGGGGGAGGACCCTATCCTCCCCCACATCAGCTTTACTACATTGAATACGCTATTAAGCGATTTCGTCAACGATTGTTCCATACTCCTGTCCAGACTGTGTGGGGTCTGGCAGAATTCTGAAGTCAACCGGGAAAGCAACGTTCTCAGCACGCTTTAGCATGTGAGAGCTTGATGAATACTGTACTGCACGTCCATTTGTGTATGTACGTGTGTACGTAGTTGTAGCTGTTGAGCCAGGAGCATTACCTACAAGCACTAGTGTGTGCTCTTCCGGATAAACGCTGTGAAGCGAAATCGGAAGGGTCTTGCTTGTGCTTGGTACGGTAACAATGTCTGCATCGTCATAACCCCATACAAGCGCAAGGTTCTCAAGCGTTGCCTCAGCAAGCTTAGTCTTCATTGACACCTTCTGCTTCGACTGCACAATTCTAGCAGCGTCACCAAACTGATCAATCTCAATATCTACCATATCAGGCTCCCATGCGATTTCCGCACCGTCCTGAGTAGCACCTACGTCTGACCCGTCTACTGACAAGTTTCCTTCTCCAACTACAATGTTCAAAAATGTGATAGCCATCTTACACCCCCTTATTCTAAGATAAAGATTTTCTTACCACGCTTGTCTTTCCAAGAAGCTAACCTCTTGGCATGAGCAAGCTCTACTTCGTCTTTGCGATTTCCAATGCCGACTGATTTTCGCCATTCAAAATCATAAATTCTTCCCTTCATTCTCACGATCTTACCGTGTCCAGGTCCAACATATGTTATCGCTTGCACGTTAGTACCACCTTACCATTGAATTTCTTAAAAACCACTTAAACGACATATTATGCATCATCCCTAACGTATGCGATTTCAAATTCGTTCGCCGTGTTGGCGAACCCCTCCCTCTCGGCAGGTCCAAACGAGATTGAATGTCTGAGCACAGACCATAGAATTCTGAATTCACAGTCACCCGGCAGGGCTGCCTTAAGAGTCTCAAGTCCCTCATCAGACGTTACATTGAGAGCATCACGAATAGCTCTCGAAATGGCCCACATTCTATCTATGTTTGTATCATAGACATAGTATCTGAACCCGTCCTTAGCTTGGAAATACTTCTCATTTGACACAACTCTAGGAACGATAGAGTACAGAACAAATGGTGCCGTAGTGTTTTCATAACCTGTAATTGGTAGAAAATCAGGAACAGTACCATCATTCAATGTGTCCCAATCGATCATGTTTTTTAGTGCTGTGTTTACGCCATAAACTAATTCACTCATATGAACACCGACATTTCAGAGATTGCAACGGCTTCAGCAACGATGCCATCAAGCTCTTCCTTAATTGATTTTGTTCCTGGGTGATTCACAGACTGAGCAAACACATCTCCCGTGATGGGCATACTGTCGCCTGTGATCATATGTGGCTCAGTACCTTCGTATAGGTAAGTACCAACTTCATCTACCGGCTTGATTTGAATCATGACACTTTCTGGATTTGGCATAATGATAACTTCGAAATGTGGAGCGTACTGTGGGAAATCTGTGTTGAGCCTATGAACCACATATTGTCTGGCAGCAAGTGCTACTGCCTCGATCCACAACTCATAAGAGGCATCAATTAGCATCAACTCATCCTGCATTCTTGATAGCTGCCTACGTCCTGTTACTTTTCCGCTAATCATTCGATCACCAACTCGGCCTTCACAAGATAGTGATGAAGCTTTCCACCATAGCCGGGAAATGAAAGAATTGTGACTATCTCAAATGGCCCAGGGAAAATAACATTGTTCTTTCTATCTACAACGTTTTGCAGTCTGTACCCATAGTCAATTGTGGCGGAAGCGGGTAGGAAGAAGATAACCTTTTCAGTTTCTTCTGCTGTAGGATTCACACGAATATAGGTACGATCAGGAGCGTACTGGCATGGAGTTCTCTCCTGAGAGAGTGTCCAAGATGCCAACTTCTGCCCCGACGCTTGTGTTGTCGTTGTCTTCTCGTAGAGGTCAACCTTATGAGGATACCTCAACATGCTTCTTTTAGCCATTAGATATATTCTGGATTGAACAAAACATAGTCCATCAGCAGAACATCAACCTCCATGTTTCCAGTTGAATAGAAAATACTTGGATCGAAATCAAATCTCTGTGTGTCCATCCACACCCTCGTAATACCGTACTTGTAGTTCTCTCTGTCATCAGAAATCAAATCTTCAATAAGGGTTTCGCAGGCTAGTGATACATTCGTTGGAACATATGGCCATCCCCAATCGCCCACCACGACAATAACAGAATCCTCTGTAAACTTTGTTCTGTAGAATCCTGACTGAATGTCACCAGAAACAGAGTAGCGCAGGTACCAGTCGGTATCAGGAACGTTCTCTATGTTATCTGTTACATCGTCAGTGTCAATTGTGCAAGACGTTAGCTCATCAATTCGAACGGGAAGTGTCAGTGTGGTCTTTCCATTTCCATCCAGTGTGAGAGTCTTTGCTGAGAAGAATTGAAAGTCGTGCCCGCAGTATGTATCAATGATCCCCCTCGCTTTCTTCTCCAAAGCAGGGAACGCGTCATAAAACTCATCTTCATACTCTGGATGATTATCAAAGAAGGTATCAATATCAATATACTGTTGCACGATCTTAACATAATCATTCTTAACGTAATCTACAGATGCCAACGTGTATGCCCATTTGATCCTGTGTGTTCCTGACGATGCACAATCTGTAGCTGAAAACGTGTATGTATAAATGCCTTCTGAAACTCTGGTGGCTCTCTGTGTGTCCACAACAACGTCCCCCCAATCATGAATGAGAGAAGCGTATACTTCATATTCGCCAAGCGCTTGATCCGCATCTTCACCAAGATTCAAGGTGGCTACATATTCTTCGTTTCGAAAAGACTCTGTTAATGCCATGTTTTTATTATACTAGCTTAGCTCATAATAAGCTAATACTTCCTCTCTTGTGGCAAGCTTGAACCTATCTTGCTTTAGAAGAATATCTGCCTCACTTTGCGTCACTAACTGAAATGGATGCCTCTTGGTGAAGTGAACCTCTGAGGGGGTTGAGTATCCAAACCCTGTGCTCATCTTTAGGAGAATCTTTCCGTCTCCATCAACCGGCACCTGCTGTGCTTTTTCTGTTCCAGTCTTGATAGCTTCCGCTGCGTCTAATGTCTTTTTTGCCATACCTCATTATACCTTATTTAATACGATGTTGTGCGATCCGCAATCTCCACACTCGTACTTTTGGCCGGGGCCGTGATTTGATTTTCTCAATTGGAGATTTGAAATATCATTGTTTTGACGATTTCCATCAATGTGATGAACGGTTTCGTTTGGCTCAAGAATACGCCCAAGGGATTTTGCCATAACGTAACGATGCTTCATGCATGTTCCCCTTGCTCCATTCATTGAATAATACGGATCGCCATATGGAATTCTTACGTTGATATATCCATTTCTATCTAATATTTCTGGATTTCCCCTATAGTTAATATTATTTTCACCAGTACGAAAATCTTGATGAACAATTCCATTATCTTCACAAACCTTTTTGATTGTATCTCTAGCGAGATGCAATTTTTTTCCTATCCTATCATAACCCCATTTAGACTCTGTTCGTAATTTGATGATTTCCATAATGAATTGTTCAGGCACTTCTGTTCGTGGACCTGTTTTATATCCTAACAATATTCCTTCACGATTCAAATGACCATAAACTGTTTGTGGTTTGATTTGCATTCTTTCTGCAATATCATCAACCGACAATCCCTGCTCATGAAGTGCCTTTGCCTGCTCTGATCTTTTCATACGTACCTCCTAAAATGAATGAACCCAAGGGGAAAACTCCCCTTGGGTTCATTCTACCAGTTTCTGTACTAAACATCAACGTGAGGTTAGAAATTCTTTCTCAAGAACCTATGTACTAATATGATCTCACTTTGACATTTTTTACATGAACGTATGCATCAGCGTTTTCAATCTGGTTCGCTACTCTGATGTACTGTGTGTACTCAATAGTGTCCTTCTTAGGCTCAAACTCACGATAAATCGTGATATCACGCTGGATACCAATGATACGGTTGTTAGGGAAGGTTAGTTCCACAACACCGTGGTTACCAGTCGCACCTGAGTAGTCTCCATCTTCAGTTTCCTCGTATAGAGGAATTTCCCAAAGCGGAATACCAAATGGACGCATTCCTGTTGAAGGAGCGCCACCACCTGTAGCCCCACCTAGACCGTTAAGGATTGCATCACCCTGAACTGAGCCAGGAGAAGCAGCACCCGTACCGTCAAGTCCACCACCATCAGTTGTTAGTGTAAGACTCCATAGGTAGTCCTGAACCAGCGAGCTTGATGTTGACCAAGCTAGCTGTGATCTACGCTGTAGATACTTGTTAGGCATGTTTCTCAATGCCTGATCAAAAGTGGCTCTCGTTAGATTGTCACCCGCCACGTCAACGACGTGAGCATCATCTCTCGCACGCTTACGGAAACCGTCAAGCGACTTGATAAGAGGGTCTGAATCTGTTGTATCACCATGAATGTAAAGGTCTTCAAGGTCGTTCGCTGTCTGGCGAGCCATAAGCGAAGCAACGTGATCCTCAAGAGAATCACCTTCGATGTTGTCTTCTAGACCTTCTGTTGAAAGCTCCCAATCCAGACGAAGCTTCACTGTTGTAAGTGAAATCTTGCTGAATGTAGGATCGGCGTTCACACCGTCATCAACACCTTCAGTAGCCTTTCTCATGATACGCTGACCGATGTCAGTCTTATCAATATCGATTGTAGGTGCGTTCATGCGTACAATTCTAGCAGTCTTCATTAGAACAGACTGGTCGAATACGTAATCAAGGAACTTATTTGCCTGGCGAGCGTTAAGAATACCACCGTTACCTGATCCGATAACTGATGTTTCTACCACTTTGTTTAGCATTTCATTTGTACTAGACATATTCACCCCCTTATGAGTTGTAACCTAGTGCCTTGACAAGAGGCTCGGGTACGAATCTTCCGCCCCAAAAGCTATCGACTGTATTAGTCTTCTCTAGCTCTTCATTGTCATCATCTGTCACTGTATCTGCTGACTTAGACACGGCACCGCTATCTGCAAACTTCTCAACCTTTTCAGTTGTTTCCTCTACAGACTTTGATACTGCCTCAATCTTCTCATCAACAGACTTTGTAATTTCTTCCTTAAAGGAAGCTAGCGCATCATTAAGAACACCCGAAAGTGCCTTTACGATGTCGTCATTGCTGTTTGTTTCATCGGCCACGTCATCCTCCTTGGCGCTCTTTTCAACGCTATCATCTTCAACCGTGGCATCAACCTCGGTATCGTCCTTTGCGTTCTTTACGATATCATCTTCAACAGTTGTTGAATCTGACTCGTCGGATTCAGCAGACTTTAGCAGTTCAGAATTAATGTTAACTGTAATGTTAGGAACCTGAGCGGCAGGCTGCTCAACTTCAGCGGCCTTACCAAACATGCTCTTCACAAACTTCTTAACAAGAGTTTCCTGTTGTGCTTCTGTTAGCTCATCCATATTACTTACTGTATCATCTTGTGTTTTTTCTTGCAACTTTAATACACCTCCGTTCTTTTTGAGTTCGTAGTCATCAATCATTTTCTTGACAACATTTGCGTCAAACTCTTCCACGAAACCAATATCCACCATCTCTGCTTCACATCTTGAACAATTGGAAACATCGACAGTAGCAATTTGATCTGTAGCGCAGTAAAACACTCTGCTAAGCTTGACCGGATCATCCTGTGCTTTATACACAAGCTCATCCTCGCCAGCCGCATCTTTTTCTCTCTTAAACATAGTTACCAAGGCAGCAGGGTTAGCTGGGTTGTCAACAAGACTTAGCTCAGTCAACATATACTTCGATACCCTTCTAGCAACTACCTCCGATGATCTGTCGTATTCGACAGACTTCTCTAGCACCCCGCCACCAATTGAGAAACCTCTCAATGTACCATCAAGGACCTTCTGCCATGTGTTCTCTGCGCCCTTAGAGACGTAAACCGTCACCTCAAGCCCGTCATACACTTGCCCCTGCCATTCGACAGGGACCGGGGCACGAAAGTCTAGCATCTTACCTACCGCTTCAGGCTTATGCATTTCTCTAATGTTACCAGGCCAGCTACGAAATGCTTCGATGGAACCATTCAGTTCCATAATGTCACCATCCGTATCTAGATTGTTAGCGGTTGCAATACCAGTAACAGTTCTTTTTGTTTTATCCACCTTCGTAAAGGGGAAGTTTAGTGTGAAGTCAGTCACAGTTATACCTCTATAATCACAATATCATGAAATAGATTCAAAAGCAATCAACCCAAAAGAATGTAATTAACTGTACCAGACGTTACGCCAAAACTATTGTCTTGCGCTTCGATTGTCACCCAACCATCATCTGTATCAATATTGATTGAATTTCCACCAATGGTAATTACAGCATCTGCTGTAGCTCTCACCATAAGCTTTGAAAAAACCTGACCATCGATAGGGGTACTAGATGTAACACCGTTACCCGTATGAGTTACCTTCATTTATTGCCTCCTTTGTTTTGATCTTGCAGAGCACCACGCTCTAGATTCGTTCCTGCATCTACCGCCCCACCCGATGGCTGATTAGTAGCGTCATTGCCAGCCTTGGTTGGGCTTCCGGAAATTCCATTATTGTTTCCTGGCGGTGCTCCTGGCGATCCACCCGTGGGCTTAGCACCAGGAACAAGGCCAGCATCTTCTTGCTTCTTGTCCATCTTTTTCTTGTCATCGATCTTCCAATCAAGCTCCTGCTGCTTAGTGTTAGCAGGATATGCTAGCAACTCTGAGCTACCAGCGATTGCAGGAAGTCCTAGCTGATCACGAACCTCATTAGGTGTCAGAACAGCATCCCTTAGGTAACGATCATTGATTCTTGACTTCAGATCGTCGTCAATGATATCCATCTGAGCAAGTTCAAACGCAACGAAATCCGTAAACTCTCTTACGATACGATTGATTCTTTTTTCGATGATCTTCTGATCTGGACCAATTACCTGTGTCTTGAAAGTTTTATCAGCATCTCTAGATACAGCAAGATTTGAATTATCAAAGATTCCAATCTTTGTCCCCGGCACTCTGTGAGCTACAACGATTTCATCTCTGTTCGACTTGCGATATCTGTCGAACGATGCATCCTGAATGCCATCCTCTAGCTTCTCGAACTTAATATCGGCATCATGACCAATAGACGAGGGCAGCGGAATAATGAGAGTTCCGTGATTGTTGCCCTTGACGTCATGCTTGAAATACTGCGTAAGGTTCTTCTTGGCAGCATTTGAAAGCTTTGCACCCTTCAGAATAATTGCGTAACGAGGAATAGCTTTATTTTCGAAATAGTCAATGTTAAATTCTTTTGCGAACTTGTCACCAATAATAGCTGACAGGGCAGACAGTGCCTCAGGAACGCCATACCAGTTGCTTGTTGGCGAATAAACCTTGAAGTGAATAATCTCATTTGGATTGGGATCACCATTGATAGGGTCGGCAGTTTTTTTATCTTGGAAGTTCCTGAAGAAGACTGCCTTCTTTGATCCGGTCTGCAACTGCACAAACCCATCACGCTGCTTGCGAACACGAAGAAGCATAGATGGAACATGACCAACATAACTGATCTTTCCACTATTGTTCCTTCCGATTTCCATATAGCCGTTACCAGTTGTACGTACATCTAGCCAAATCTTTGTTAGTATTTCAACAAATGTTTCTTCAACGTTAAAATCTTCAAAGACCTTCTCCATCGTAGCAACTTCTTTCTGAAGAAAGGCTCTGGCTCTATCCTCAGAGTCCCCGCCAGTAGCTGTTGCCTTTTCTAACTTTTGCTTGGCTTTTGCTGTGTGAACCCACTTGAATCCAAGACCAACAGTTGCAGCAGTTCTAGCATTGATTGCGGCATTATGTGTGGCATTCTCAACATAGAGAGAAGCCAAAAGCTCCATATTATATGGTGGCTCAATAACATCAAAAATACCATATCCATTTACGCTAAGAGGGTCGTTGTACTTAGACTCGGTTCCGTCCTTGCCCTCGTGCTTCTTGCGCAGCCTATAATACTTGTTCTTGATTCTTTGTGACTGGTGTGTTATCGATACCTGCTTAAAGATATCTGTTTCTTCCTTGACAAAAGTAGGATCATACTTATTGACATCTTCAATCTCAATCTCTTCTATGATCTGATCACTATCGTCCACCATCTTAATTGATGTGCATCTCATTTTCTAAGTAACACCTGCCTTGCTTCATCAATAGGATCAGGAACCCTACCGTTCAATAGGCGCTCAGTATGCTCGTCGTGCTCCCCTTCAGAAACCTGGCGTGAGCCTGGAATCCACTTGGCATGACCAAGCAGTGCCTCTTCTCCACCCCAATAAACAGCAGCCTTTTGCATCTTGATTTCTACAACGGGATCATTTAGATTTCCCTCCATAGAAAGAAAATTGCCTTCTTCATCACCAAAAACAGAGTTGTCTGGCATCATCCAAACGCAAACTCCACGGCGGTTTTCATATACTGGTCGAATACTCTTTAATTTTACACCCATATTGATAGGATAACAGTGATTTCGATAAAAAGCTACACGCCTTGCCCGCCGATTTGCTAGCCCGCCCTGCTAATTTGACATCTGATTTGCCGAAATTTGAGTATGAACGCAAAAAGCCCCTGTGGAATTTAATCCACAGGGGCTTTTTGAATAGCTTTTCAGTTTTTAGATTGAGCAGGCTGAGTAGCAGCCATTAGGGCAGGACGTACACCCGTCGTTCTTCACAAGAAGCTCTCCACACGAGAAGCAATTCTCTGCTTCATGCTGTGGAACATTTTCGAGCACCTGCTCATGACGAGAACCGTCACGATAGATTGTTACACCCTTGCATCCCATCTTGAATGCATTACGATATAGCTCATCTGTTTGCTCAATTGTGAACTCATGAGGAACATTGGTTGTCTTGCTAATCGCAGAATCAACCCATCTCTGAACAGCAGCCTGAACCTTCAGATGCTCCATTGGAGTTAGGTCCATAGCCGTCACACAATAATCAGGAAGATTATTGATGTCGAGATTTAGATGATCAAGTACAGCAACACGCTCAACGTGAACACCAAGTCTAGATGTTCTCTTTGTAACCCATCCATGGAACGGTTCAATTCCGGTTGATGTTCCAACCATTGTCCCCGTCGTTCCGGTGGGAGCCTGTGTCAACAGACACACATTCCTCAAGCCATATTCACGAATCTGGTCACGAACAAAGTCAGGAAGACCCTTTGCATATCCTGACTCCAAGAACTTATCAGCATCAAAAGCAGGGAATGATCCCTTCTCCTGTGCAAGAGCAATTGATGCAAGATATGCCTGACATGCGATGAATGAGAACAGACCATCAAGGTGCTGCACTGACTCATCTGATCCATAGCGAATTCTCTTTCTGATGAGATATTCTCCAAGACCCATTGTTCCAAGACCAATGCGACGATTGTTCTTGTGTGATTCCTCAATCTCATCAAAGTGATAATTGTTCACATCGATAACGTTGTCAAGAAGTCGTACCGACCAATAGATTGTGTTACGAAGCTTCTCTAGATCTGTATTACCATCATCATCAACAAACTTAGATAGATTGATGGCTCCAAGCGTACAAACACCAAACGGCTCTAGGGGCTGCTCCCCACATGGATTGGTTGCAACAAGCGGAGCGAAATAATATGAGTTTGACATATCATTTGAGTGCTCCAAAAAGTGAAGGCCAGGCTCTGCTGATGACCATGCTGATTCAATCAGTTGATCCCAAATCTCTCTTGCCTTGATAGTTCTGTGTACCTTGACAGGATATCCCTTCCTTGTCCAATAGAAGATATCACCATCCCACTCGTCATCGTACTTCACAAATGACGTGTCAGGGTATCGTAAATCCCAATCACCATCATCTTCTACAGCAGCCATGAAATCATTAGAGATACAAACACTCATGTTTGTATTCTCAAACTTACCGGGCTTCTTCTTGGCGTCAATAAATTCCAAAATGTCAGGATGCCAATCCCACATCATGAGCATCGTTGCTCCACGACGAGAACCACCCTGTTCAATCAAACCTGTCTCAACGTCAAATAGCTCACCCCACGATACAGCACCCGAAGATGTTCCATTGACGCCTAGTACAGTGTTGTAGCGGGGTCTGATGGACGACAGATTAACACCTACACCACCACCCCTAGCGTGCGTTTCGGCCATGAGGCCGACTGAATGAATGATGCCCATTCTTGAATCCTCAGGGTTCGGAATGACATAGCAGTTATTCATTGTGAATTCTTCGATCCCCGCACCTGCCAAAATTCTTCCACCGGGAACCATGTAGTCAAGAAGAACCTCTTGAAAGTTTCTACGAACCTTTCCTCTAATCTCTGGACTCTCTGCATTGCTCAATGCATCGGCTACCCTCAGCTTCACCTGCTCAGGATGCTTTTCCTTTGGCCTTGAAATCAGGTCGAAATCTTGTTCAACTTCACCACCCTCCCAAAGCTCTACGACTGCGGTAGACTCTTTGACTTCCTTGATCCATCCAAGTTCCTTCTTCGGAAACTTATCGTGCTTTTCAGTCACAACGATTACCAGATCACCATCTGACAATCTGCCTTTCGGACTTTTAAGTGTGTATCTGTCAAGAAAGATTTTGTACCCCTGATATCCGCTATCTGCGAAAAGATCGGGGAGTGTATCTCTGGCATCCGACGTAGTGTCAGAGACTTCAATTTGTTGTTCAACGATCGCCACTTATACCTCCTTATGTATAAAGATAGATCAAGCCAAGTCTCTAGTAAAACAGCGCAAGAGGCTTGGCTTGATTTGCGTTTTCTTATTGAATTCAATCTATCGCAGATAGATTTTTTTTGCTTAAATTGCCAACTGCTCTACCTTGTCACCAAGGATTTCCAGAATCTGATCGGCAACATGATCCCATGTTCTTGTGTTGTGAATGATGTTGGCAGAGTGCATTGCCTTGACCTTCTCGTCATTGTAATTCTCTGTCACATGCAACATGAGTTCTTTCATGTGATCAACATCAGGCTCAACCCACATTCCGAGATGAATGCCAACACCGGTTGTCGGAGTCGAATTCAGAGGCATGCTCATCTCAGCATACTCTGTGCAACCAGTTGCGTTTGTAACAATCGTAGGCATTCCGGTAGCAATGGCCTGAAAGGGGATACACCCGAAACCTTCGCCGTTCGTTGGATACACCATGCAGTGCGATCTTGCATAGACGGCATACAAATCCTCAGTATCAAGCTTCTGCTCAATAACCTTAATCTGCGGATGGCTTCTTATGTTGCCCATATACTTGCCATCCTTATACCACCTTGCTTCTGATGGTCCGTTCGTTTTTAGGATCAATTCATAGTCATCGTTACCACCGAACAACTCGATGAACGCATCGACAACCTTTTGTCCACCCTTCCGTTCTGTTGGACCACCAACATGCAGAAAGCGAAACTTGCCGCCCACAAACCTATCTGTGATTTTCCAAACCTCTTGATCAATTCCATGAGGTACATTTCTAATAACATCATTTACATTGTAAGATTCAAAAACTTCTTTACAAAATTCTGATGTTGTCCAGATTTCATCCATGCCCTGCATGATTTGCACCCACGATTCTGGAATCTCTGTTGATTCCCATGGAGTAAACCCGACACGGAATTGCTCATTTGAGCCGCGGTACATCTGCGGCTGAACGAAGGAAACGTGAACCTTCTGCTCTCTTCCATCATACCAGACTTTCACGCCCTTGCGTTGCAAAGCCTCAATCATGGATACGGCGGTATATCCGTATCCAACCCCTACGCCAACAGGGGGTGTCCACCAACCAATCGCTTTTGTCATCAGTCCTTATCTTTCATTATCTGCTCTCCCGTAAACCAAGAGAAAACCTTTACTCCATTTTTTGCAAACTTTTCTGCGACATCTTGAGATATCGTCAGATAGATTTGTCTGCTACAAAAACCACATAAAGTAATGGCATTGTAGTCATCACCATCAAAAAAGATTGACATTTGATCGGGTCGCGATATGATCGACGGTCCACAATCTTCACATCGGACCTTGCCGATGCGCTGAGTTTTGTTCATGTAACCAGCATATCAGATTTGATGTCAAATTACGCTCTTCAAAAAAAAAGATGATATACTGTAACTATGACTGTACCGGCAACTTTAAATCTAGAAGAAGTTCAGGGCGATGATTGGCTGATTACATGCAATGTGATTGATATCAATGGTTATGCCGTTGATCTTACTGGATCGACATATACAGGTCAAATTAGAAGAAGCAAGACAAAAAACTCTCCTGTTGCAGCTTCGTTCTCAATTGACACCACAGACTTAGCTACTGGAACATTCGTTCTATCTCTAAGTGCTGCCGAATCTAGCCTTCTTACGTCAAGATACTACTACTATGACATTCAGCAATCAGATTATTTCGGATTTAAGACAACAACTCTTTCTGGCAAGATCACAATGATCAGAGAGGTTACTGCATAATGCCAGAAGTGATTACTATCATCGTTGACACAACTGAGACTATTGATATCAATCAATCACCCTCCGACCCTGTTGCTATTATTTCACAGATTGGATCAACTGGCCCACCTGGGCAAGATGGTGTATCTGGCGCAACCCTTCACGCAGAATTAACGGATACTGATACTGATGGGCACCCAGCTTCGGCAATTACTGGATTAGGTGGAGCAGCAGTTCTAAATGTTGGCACAACAGCAGGAACCGTAGCTGCCGGTGATGATTCAAGATTTACAAACTCACGTACTCCTACCGCTCATGCTTCTAGTCATGCCGGAAACGGAAGCGATCCTATTTCAGCTCTAGGTCCGTTAACTATTACAAATACAGCAACTAATACTGTACCCTTATTAGTTAAAGGATATTTAAATCAAGACGTAGATTTGCTAACTGTGAAAAATTCATCTAATGTAGATAGATTAAGAGTTGCTTACGATGGCGGAGTATATATTGGAATTAGCGGTTCTAGTTATCTGCAAGATACATCATCACAATTACAGAATCTGAAAGCAGTTACATCTAGTGCTTCTAATATTCCTCTTGTCACTAAAGGTGCAGCTTCACAATCAGCCAACCTCCAGGAGTGGCAGAGCAGCGCCGGTGCCGTGTTGGCGAACATCGACGCCTCTGGTCACTTGAAGTTCGGTGGGGCCATGTCTTTCTATGAGAAAGCGAACATCTTCTACTTCAACAACGACCCCGGCTACACGAGCTTTCAGATCATCGCCAACGGCATCCGCACCAACCTACGTGGCAACTACGGTGTGGACGTTACGTCACAGACGTCCAGTCCCACCCTCGCCGTCAAGGGCTACGTCGCTCAGTCGGGCAACCTCCATGAGTGGCAGAACTCGGCTGGTACGGCTCGCGCCTCCGTCACCGCCGCAGGCTTGCACAAGTGGGCGTCCGATAATGAGCAGACCACCGTTGGCGCTGCCGGTGCAGCTTCAGCCCTTCCTGCTTCTCCAACAAAGTATCTAAAAATCGTGGGGTCTGATGGTGTTACTTATGTTATCCCCGCATTTGCCGTATCATGATTGCATTAATGAAAATCTTAATATATAATGAATTAGATAACAAGGAGTTTATAGTATGACCGATGAAATTGATCCAGTGATTCAGAAGGCTTTGGAGGCCCAAGCAAAGATGCTTCTAGCTGCAAAGCTAGATGCTGAGTTTGGATCAGCACAAGCTGACCTTAGAGCTAATGATAAGGATGATCCTTTCACTCCCACTCAAGCAGAGGAAGTTCAAGCTGCTTCTGCTGAAGTTGCAGGCAGATTTGAAACTGTTGCTACTGCTGCCGGGGTAGACGAAAATGATATCCGTCCAGAAGTAGAGTCTCAGCGAAGAAAAGATCTAACGGCCGCTCTAGAAACATGGAGAAAAGATTTAGCAATTCATGAGTCATTTCTGAACAACCCTGAAATGTGGGGCGGTGTGGATTTCTCTGGTACTCCATTAAATGCCGAAGAGCAAGCTGTACATGTCAAGACATTGAAAGCAGCAGTTGCTGCTGCCGAAGCTGAACTAGCTTCTTAAATAGCCTTTGGTGTTGCCTTTGCAGCCTTGTTCATCCCGCCACATTGACAGGGGACATATCGTCCTTCCTGATCATAATACAGCGACTCACCACATGCTTTACATGAGAGCTTAGCTCTCCTTAGCTTGTCAAACTTTTCCATTCTTACCAACCTTTCTAGGCTTTCTATTTCGCCTCGTTCTATTATTATAACGTGCTTTCTTTGAGCATCGCTTACCTGGCCTTGCCAGCTTCTTGCGTCTTGGACGCTTACGCATCTGAATATAAACCTTGGTTGCACCAGCAATGCTAATACGCTCTCTCGCCTGAAGGCGATGAACACCATTATGGCATTTTTGGCATAGAGGCAAAAGATCAATATCTTCCTCGGCCCCAAAATTTTCGTAGTTCAGATGATGAAGATGAATATTCTCTTCGGCCTTGCAGGCCGCACAAATCTTGTCGTGCAGCGCAAAATACTGCTCTCTCCTTCTTCTCCATTTTGTGGAGTTCATGTATTGAGAGTAACCAGCAGTCCTAGCCAGAGAGCATTACACCGCCTCGTCGTCCTCAAACTCAAAAGGCGTAGGAGGCTGCACTGACATTACCGGATCAATACAGTGGGGAGTGTCAAAGAGAATGTCATACAGAATGAACGCATTCTCATCAACGGATTCACGCAAACCGTCTACGTCATCAGTCAAACAGCTAATTTCAATCGAGACTCTTACATTGGTCAAATTATCTGACATTGTTACCAACTTCCATATGATTGATTGGATGAATTTTTATTTTGCATAACAGAGCCGATGCCCGGAATCGAACCGAGTCTATTCTTCTTTACAAGAGAAGCGCAGCACCATTTCTGCATCATCGGCAAGAACTTCATTATATCAAGGATATACTTGCTTTACACTCACAGTATCAATTGAAGTATCAATTTGAGTTTTGAGAGTGTACTTTGTTTCAGGACAGTTAGTGATGCTTACTCTCCACCCTAGAGGAAGAATCTGACCATCATGAAGTTGGAAGACAGATGCCGCCCACACGCACTCATCTTCAAGCGAATATCTTACATAGCACCCCTCGCCATGATCTGTGATAACTTGAAAAAGAGCATTGTAAGCACCATTTACATAGTGCTCGCTTACGCTTTTCTTACCCTTGATGTACGTAGTTACGTATACAATGTCGTCGCTGTATCCTTCAAATGTTACAATCATCATTTATCCCTTATTGAATGGAGTGTCGTATGTTTCATGGCCAGGCTCCCCGCCCCACTTTGAAACATAGTATTGTCTATTTCTTACGAACAGCGGAGGTGGAACAACAGGCTTCTTTGGGCTGTGATTCTGAGTTTGAGAACCAAAGTGATACATCACTGCTGCCTTGACACCTTCGGCCCTCAATCCTAGAAGGTTAACTCTACGATGATAATCATTATCCTCGAAATAAGCGGGGGTGAAGTTCTCATCAAAGTCACCAACCATATCATACGTCATCTGTGTCATCATGAAACATGCAAAGTCTGGTCCAGAGGGCGGAGCGCCGATATCATCAAGAGAAGGCTCTTCTAGATTCAAAACATCATCTGGACCCATCACGCCTCTGGCATTTGTAGCCGTCGCAACAGCCAAACCTTGATGCTGCCCCGGCCCTAATGTGTCTACCATGGCATCAATAGCCCATGGGGAAAGAAGAACGTCGTCATTCATAACAAGTGCAAAATCACAATTCTTGCGAAAGGCTTCTCTCATTCCATAATTCCAGGCTCCCGATAGAGGACGTTGATGACGATACTGTGGAATCACAAATGTCTCAAGTGTATGTGCTGACCTTAAATGTGCGATCAAATCGACTGCCATTTTGTACTGCGACAACACTGGTATAACCACACCTATCTTCATTTGAATTCCTTGTATCTAGTGTAGAAATCGATGATTGGAAATTCCATCCTTATCGACTCTTGATGATTATCTAATTTTCTTGAATAAGCGTACTGGAACCCAAGCGACTCATACAGTCTCAGCGCAGCAAAGTTATGAGATAACACCTCAAGATAAATAAGCTGCGTATCAAACTGGCTGTAAACCTCATTCATGACCTGAGGATAAAGACCCTTTGCAATCCCTTGCCCTCGAAACCTTTCGTCAAGATCAGCACCAATACATACAGGCCATTGATCATATCGTGGTGATAACCTAAAGTATCCGATCATTGATTCTTCAGTCGTAAGAATCGGATAGTACATGCTATCTATCCGCTTGATGTACCATTTGATAGTATCATCTAATGAGAAGTGTCTTTGATCGTGAAGAAATTTTCTACATGAATTGCGAATACGATTGAACTCAGGAAGTTGATCGTCACGCATCTCTTCCGCCTGAAG